GTGCTTGTAGTGGACGGCCCGTTCGAGGCTGGCACCGACCTCATCGTCGGCGAGCTGGTCTCGGCGGGCGTCCCCGTCTTCCGGATGGACACAGCTCAGTTCCCGCTTGAGCTGGAGCTCCGATCAACATTCGACAAGGGCCAGTGGCAGGGCGCGCTGGCCACCGAGCAGCGCAGCGTTGAGATCTCGGATATCAAGGCCGTGTACTGGAATCGCCCTGGCATGTTCCGGCTCCCCACCCTCTCTGAGGCTGATGAGCACTACGCTCGCGGAGCGGCCAGGATCGGGTTCGGTGGGGTGCTGGCAAGCATCGACGCTCCCTTCATGAACCACCCGTCCAGGGCGACCTTCGCGGAGTTCAAACCACAGCAGCTCCGCGTTGCTGACGCTGTCGGCCTGACGACGCCGCGAACCCTCATCACCAGTGATCCGGATGCCGTGAGGCGGTTCGCACAGTTCATTGATGGCCCGATCATCACGAAACCGCTGGGCATCCCTGTCGTTGCGCATGAGAGCGGGTGGGATCAGATGTATACCCGCCGTGCGGACCTGTCGGACCTCGCTGGTGTTTCGGTCACTGCTCACCTGTACCAAGAAGAAGTCGAAAAGGACTTCGAGGTACGCGTCATGCTCATCGGGGACAGCTGCTACAGCGCACGCATCGACGCTGGCAGCGACCAGGCCAGGATCGACTACCGGTCCGACTACGACGCCATCACCGTCACCCCCGTGTCCACCCCCGCAGCGGTGCAAGAGTCCTTGCGGGGGTACGCCGCCGTGTTCAAACTCGCGTACTTTGCGGCCGACTTCATCGTCAGGCCCACGGGCGAGTGGGTGTTCCTTGAAGCGAACCCCTCTGGCCAGTGGGCCTGGGCCAATTCCACGGACTTGCCTCTCGCTTCCGTCTTCGCCAAGACTCTGGAGGAATGGTGCAAACGTTGAACTGGAAGAGCATGGCATCGAGCCTTGCCACCGAACTTCAAGAGTCGGGAGACCTCACGACAAAACGCCTGATCGAGGCCGTCTCCTCGACTCCCCGTCACCTCTTCGTTCCCCGGTACTTCCAGAACGCGGGCGGTGCTCCGACCCTGTGGCAGGAGCGCACGGAAACGGACGGCGATGACTGGCTCAGGCCGATCTACTCGAACCTGACGCTGGTCACCGCACTCGACCAGGCCGAACAAGTCACGGGGGGCTGGCACGGCACTCCCACGTCGTCCAGCACACAACCCAGTCTCACGTGCCGCATGATCGAAGCCCTCGATATCCAGAGCGACGATCACGTACTGGACGGTGGCCTCGGCACCGGATACCAGGCCGCCCTAATCGCCACACAGCTCAGCCGCGGCAACCAGATGAGCGCCTGTGACCTCAGCGGCACTTCCGAGGCCAGCGAGCGTCTGAAGCAGCTCGGACTCAACATCGGTGTAGTTCCGGCCGACGCGACGACGCACAACTTCAACAGGACGTTCGACAAGGCCATCTTCTCCTTCGGCCTGCCTCGGGTCACGCCCACGATCCGCTCCGCTATGGCTCCGGGCGGACGTCTGATCGCTAACGTCTTCGGTCCCCTCAGCGCCGCCATGGTGCTCCTGGAAGCCCACGAGGACGGCAGCCTCAGCGGTCCCTTCCTGGAGGACGGGGGCGCGTTCATGCCCGCACGCCATGAGGACGAGACCGCCGTGCAGAGTGCAGAAGTGGCGCCCGGCTCCCAGGGGTACACCGACATCCCCGTCTCGATCTTCGACGACTACCACTTCAAGTTCTGGCTGGCCGCCCATCTGCCGGGCGTGGACCTCCAGTACGGTGTGGAGGAAGGCCAGTCGATGCGTCGTCTGGTCATGCCGGATGGCCGGTGGTGCGAGGTCGTCTACAACGATGACAAGGCGAACGAGCCGAGGTTCCACGGGCAGGGCGAGCCGGAGGTCTGGGAAACGCTTCGATGGGCCTGGCAGTGGTGGACGGAGCACGACATGCCCCGTTGGGAGCGCTTCGGCCTGACAGTGACTGACACCGAGCACCGACTCTGGTACGAGGCGCCTAGTGGGGAGTCGTGGGCCCTGCGGTAACCGTTGCCCTGGAGGAGCAGGCGACACATACCGGTCCGTGAGAACCCATCTTTGAACCTCTGACGATCTCACAAGCTCATAGCGGAAGCGCCGCCTCCGGCCCGCGCCGTGCACCAGGCCGGAGGCGGCGCTTCGCTGCCACGATCACGGCAGGATGTCGCTGACCTGGCGGAACCCTAGCCGTTGCAGCAGGTCCAAGAACCGTTGGTTTCCTCGGCGTGCCACCCCGGAGGGCAGAACGGCTCGCTCGGAAGGCTGACGGCCCAGCACTGTTGCGCCGGAGCGTGGCTCGGGGCTCCGGCGGCGGCTGAGACCGCCGGCCCGCCCTCCGCGTGCACCAGCGGGACAGTAGTGCCGGACAGCGCGGCGGTCATCATGAGGGTCACGGCAGCTCGTTTGAGCAGACGCATGAGGGTCTCCTGTCGTCGACTGGACGGTGTCCCTGAACTCCCTGGAGTGCGGGAGGTGTGATCAGCTGCTCAGGGCGGGGATCGATGCAGGTGCGGATGCCAGAACTCCAGCGTGGCGGTGGTAGCAGCGACCGCAGGGCGGATACGCATGTTCATCCTCGGAAGCCTTGGCTGGGGGCCTGCCTGATTAGTCTTGCGGCCTCCCGGACGGGGCACCACCCGATTCACCTGAAGGGGTGATTCTCCTGAACCGGCCTCGCCCCGGACCTGAGGCAGCCCGAACGCGCCGGGCCTACAACCCGGCTCCGGGACCGTCCGCAGCCGCGATCCGCAGCGGGCGGTGTCCCTGCTCGTCGAACGAGGCGCGAGAGGGAGACCGTCAGAGGTTCAAGGATGGGTTCTGAAAGCGAAGGCCCCCTCCGAAGAGGGGGCCTTCCAGCAGCGAAGATCACTTCTTCTTGTTGACCTCGTCGTACTTCTTCAGGAAGTCGGCGGAGGCGTGCTGCCGAGTGTGCTTGTCGAGCGCTTCACCCTTGAGCTTCTTCTCGAACGCCTCGTTGACCCAACCGGGGATGCGTCCCTGCGCCGCGACCGGCAGGGCCGGCTTGCTGAGCGTTGCAGCCCAGGCGCGTACGTCGGAGGCGTCCGGGCCAGCGGAGGTGGACGGCTTCTTGGCTGAGGCCGGCCGTGCCGTGTAGCCAGGCGCCGGCGTGCCAGCCAGGACGACACCGGCTTCACTCAGAGCCTCAAGGAGTGCTTCCCGCGCCTTCTGGTATGCCCTATCCAGCTTGTCAAGGTTCGCAACCACCTCGGCGTCTTCGACCTTACCCTCGTAGTCGTCGCCTTCAACGGTGAGTTCAACGAGCTGTGAAACCCTCACGATCACTCCCTGTTGGTCGAGTGGGTCGTAGCAGAAGTGTCACAACCCAACTACGGCTTAGCCTACCGAGCGGAGCTGGAGGGCATCAACCCCTCCGTGATCCTGGTACACGATCCGATGAACCCCAGCCGACTTGATGAGCTTCAGGCAGTCCTTACAAGCCGACCTGGTTATGTAGATCGTGGAGCCTTGGCACGAGGCCCAGTCAGCGTAGAGCAGCGCATTCGCCTCGGCATGTGTTTCAACACAGTACTCGTATGAGGTGCCGGAAGGGACTTTCGAGAGGCACCGCGGGCATTCTCCAGCGCTGCACGACGGGCCGCCTGGATACGACCCGTTGTATCCCGTAGAAACGATTCGCCGGTCAGGGCCGACCACCACAGCTCCGACACGACACCGGCAGCAATCGCCTCGTGCAGCGACAGCCGTAGCGATTCCGATGAAGTATGTATCCCAGTCTGGGCGAACATCGAGGTCGCTCACTGGCCATTCTCGCGATTCTTCTGGTCGTAGTCGGCTGAATCGATCAGCATTTGAAGGGTGACCTCGTTGTCTGCGCAGCAAGTACAGCCGCCTTCGGCCACGGTTTCCCCGGAGGGATCATGAATGAGAGCGGTGTATCCGCATTCGTCGCCCTCCACGTAGTAGTCCGCGTAGCTCACTCGCCGGCCTCCACGATCTGAGCGGAGGAGGGAATCATGATGATCTGCCAGACATTCGCAGCCATGCCTTCGGCCAGATCCTTCGGGAGGCCGCACTCCCTTGCTTCCTTCATGACTAGGCCGCTTAGGCGGGCGGCCTTGAAGGCGGTGGACGCAACGTGCTCCAGGGCCTTGCCCTCCAGCTCCTTGGCGAATTCGCCAATCAGATCCTCGAAGCCGTCCATCTCGCTCATGCTGCCTCCCTGTGAATCGTGTTGCACAGATCGCAGAACTGACCTTCGGCCATGTATCCGCAACCCCAGCTCTTTCCGTAAACCGACACGTCGGTGTCGATGAGTACGCCGCTCATGACTTCCTTCATGATCTGAGCGGCCTTTTCCGTAGCCCTGAGAGCCTGCTCCTCCGGGAACTGGAAGATCACTTCGTCATGGACCGGCAAAAGCATGAAGGGGCCATATCCCGCTTCAACGAGCCGGAGGATTGCTCGACCGGTAACGTCCCGGCTCGCGCTTTGCACGGAATAGTTCAGGGCGGCGTAAGGGCGCCGCTTGTCCACGTACAGGCGTCGGCCGGTGTTCGTGGTGATGTAGCCCTTGCGGCGCGCTTCACGCTGAAGCTCCTCGGAATACTTCTCGACGCCAGGGAAGACCTTGAAGAAGCCCTTGATGGCTCGCTCAGCGACCTCCCGAGTGACGCCGGCCTGGCTCATCAGTGCGGCTGGACCGCCTCCGTAGACCGTGAGGAAGTTCGTCATCTTCCCCGTCTTACGGTCCACCTCAGCGGCGTCCGCGGTGATCTGATGCAAGTCGGCTTCCTCTCGGAAAGCCTTCTTCATCGCTTTGTCTCCCGACAGGGCTGCCAGAACTCGAAGCTCCTGCGCCTTGTAGTCAACAGCGCAGATGACCATCCCTGGATCGGCGACGAATCCCCGCCTAACCAGCGAATCCCCGGAGGGAAACGTCTGTGCCGGTATCGCGCCGGAGATTGACATCCTGGCTGTCCTGGCTCCCGTCGAGTTGATCGAGGCATGGAGCCGGTCTTCCGAGTCCCGGTTGGTCAACGCGTTGTCGAACCATGTGCTCTTGGCTTTGGCCGCCTTCTTGCCTCGGTAGATGGCCTCGCACAACGGGTCATCCATGTGAGCCTTAAGCAAGTGGTCGTCCACCTTGGGCTGTCCGGTCGGGGTCGTCTCGGTGGGGATGACGCCCCGGCTGATGACTGCTGCCCCGACCTGCTTGGGGCTGTTGATGTTCTCCAGCCCGAGCTTCGCCGCGATGTCCTTGTAGTGGTGCTCCGTGGAGGCCAGCTCGGCTGCTCGCTCCTCGATGTACGGCACGTCGGCCTTGATGCCGCGACGCACCATGTAGGCGCAGGCGGCTGCCAGTTCGTGTTCGTACCGGACGAGCTTGCGGGCCGTGGCCGGAATCTTGGGCTTGAGGAGCTTCACCAAGCGGTAGGACAGGATCGGGTCCATACCGGCGTAGAGGTTGAAGCCCTCGTGCTCCAAGGGGATCACCGGCCATATGTCGGCCTTCTTGACTCCCAGCTCCTTGGCGATGACGGTCATGCTCGCCTTCACCTCATCGGCCACCGTCGCGGAGACGTAGTGGCGGGTGAGTTCTTCGAGCGAGTGACCTATACCGCCGTCCTTCCGCCCCCTGCTGTCTACGAGGTGGGCGGTGATACGGGAGTCCACGAGGCGGGGGAAGACGGACTCGGCCGGCACTCCCCAGACTCGGTCCATGCAAAGGATGTCGTAGGTGCCGTTCTGCATGGCCAGCTTCTCGACCCAGCCAACGGCTTTGATGGCGTCTTCTTGGAAGAGGCCACCCCTCTCGGTGGGGAGGACGTAGCTCTCGTAGGCGTTGCCGAACTGCGCAAGGCGAATACGGAACCCGTCCTCCCACCAGGAGAGGCCGTCGGTCTCAGTGTCGAAGCCAAGGGCTTGACGGTTGTTCACCACAAAGCGGCGAAACTCGGGAAGATCAGCTTCATCCTCGACTACGTTGATCCGGACTTCGGAGCCGTTGATGTCGTAGTTGATGACCTTCATCCAGTTCCTCCGAGAATCACATCCCAACTTGATGGGGTTAAGAGGAAGGCTCCGCAGCCTGCGAAGCCTCACGCTCTGCGACGAGGGCGTTGCACGTGGCTTCCAGCTCCGTGTACTCCTGGACAGCGATGTCCAGCTCGGCTTCTAGGCCGTCGATGTACTCGTTGAGCCGGTTGTTGACCTTCTGGAAGTGGGCGTTGGTTCGGTTGGCCATCTCAACTTCCAGGCGGAGCAGCCGGATTTGCTTTGTCTTCTTTCCGAGCATCAGTAGGCCCCCTCCAGGATCGAGGGGAACTCGGGCTCGGGAGTGTCAGGGCCAATGCGCCGTTCGACGGTCATGTTGTTGTGGTCGTAGACCCAGAGGGGGATTTCGTCCCAGCTATCGAACACTGGCAGCTCCTTTACGGCGCGACGCGCCCATGCTTGGCGAACATCTCGTGAGTGACGGGCATGAGGCGTTTGAACTCCGCCTCCATCTGGTCGGCCACCATCTGAATCTCGACCTGGGGGAAGCTCTTGTACTTGGCGTCGTCGCTCTTGGCGCGGAGCGAGAGGAAGTGCATCAGCGACCGCGGGTTGCAGGTGACGTAGAAGGTGCTGAAGGTGCCGACCGGCAGTACGGAGCGGGCGATTTCGCGGGCGATGCCCTCGGCGAGCATGTGCTGGTACTGCTCCCAGGCGACTGCGTAGGCGGTGCGCATGGCCTCGTCGGTGGTCCACCACTGGCCGAAGGTGCCCAGCTTGAAGTCGTAGGCGCCGGCCTTGCCGAACTGGACCAGGGGCCGCTTGTCGGAGGGGACGTAGAAGACGGGCTCCAGTTCCTTGTAGCGGCCTGACTCCTCGTTGTAGGACATCCCGGCTCGGTGCCGCATGAACTCGCGGACGACGAAGATGGGGGCGCTGATGCGGAAGGTGAAGGTGCCGTGCTCGAACGGGCTGCCGTGCCGGTCACGCATCAGGAAGCCGATGAGGCCCCGGTTCCTCTTGTCGTCGTAGTCCTGGACCTGGTTGCCGATGGTGCTGACGCGAGCTGCCATGCAGATCATCTCGTCCGTGGCGAGCTGCTGTACCAGCTCCACGTCCATGCTGCTCTTGAACTTCACGATTGCCTTTCAGGGGACTAGGGGCCGGGTCGGTTTACCCGACCCCTAATGTCACATCACAACCTTGGGAGCAAGCGAACGGCTAGTTCTTCAGTTCAAACTTGCCGGACTTCTTGTCAAGGAAGGCGGGGGCGCACTTATCCTCACCCTTACGCTCGTCGGCGTTGCAGAAGTACGCCTCCCAGCCGTTCTTGGCGACATGAGTCCGACCGTGCTCGCAGTCGGTCACGCCCCGATGCTCGCCACCTCCGGAGTTCTGGACCTTGCCCCCGGAGAAGCTGTTCTTGCCCGAGGGCTTGGCCTTGGTCCCCTTGCCCTTGAAATTCAGCTCGGAGTTGAAGGACTGGATCTTGGCCATGCGCTTCATGAGAGACGCGAGGGCGCCGGCCTCCTCGTCGAGCATGGCGTCCATGTCGGAAACGGTGGCTGCGCGAAGAACGAGGAGTGAGGCGTCGTAACCCTCACCACCCTTGAAGCTCAGCGTTACGCCTTCCTGAGTGTGGGTGGTGGGATTAGTCATGGGCGACTCCTTGTGGTTATCGACGGTGTTCTCGTTCTCGACGTTCAGCTCGTCCCAGGGGGAGCTTCCGAAGGGATTTTCACTCATGAATGAATCCTCTCAGAGAGAGTGTCACATCTCAACTTGATATGCTGTGAAATGAATCTCAGATTGGGCAGGCGCCGGAAGCGCAAACCTCGTCGTATCCGGTATCCGATGCTGCTTCACCGACGATGGCGACTTCATCGAGATATCGTTCCTTTGAGATCCGCTCGTAGGGGGTTTGGGGTCGGCTCATCTCCGGGAAGATGGTCGTCCCCTTCAGCACTGGCATGAAGCCGAGCATGATCCGGCTGACGTCGGTCTGGTCGTACGTCTCGGGATCGACGGAGGCCGTGTAGGAAACCGCCTGGTCCGCCCACAGCTCCTGGTACAGCTGCTGGACCGCAAGCATCTGTACGAGGTCCAGCTCCCCAGCGTGCTCGAAGGCGTCGCCCAGCTCGGGGTGCTCCACGAGGAGCGGGTCAATGGTCGGGATCTCGACCACGGACGTGTTGGCGCCGTAGACGCACGGCTCCACCTTGTAGCCCCGCTTCCGATAGTCCTCGACCTGCGCGGCCTCGGAGGGTTCGATGTCGGAGAAACGGATGCGCCGCAGGAAGTACGCCGCGAACGGTGCGTGGATGCCTTCGCCGCTGACGGATGCCAGCTTGCTCGTGGTGCCGGTCGGGGCGATGACGCGCTTCTTGATCGGGACGGGGATGCGCAACGTGTTGGCGTACTCGGCTGCGGCCTGATCCACGGTCTGAGCCATGAACTTCAGGTCCGAGCGAACCCGCGGATTGTAGGGAGCATTGCTGTACTTGACGCCCTGCTTGAACAGGTAGTCGGCAAAGCCCAGATGGCCGACACCGATACGCCTGTACTTGCTGATCGCCTCCTGCGACTTGGCGTCCGCGACCTTCGCGAACGTGGCCCGGATCAGGTAGCGGGTCGCGTAGCGGTGGGCATCGTAGAGGCCCTGGACGTCCGCCCGGCCTCCCTTGATGAACTGGCCCAGGTTGACCGACCCGAGGTTGCAGGGCTCCCAGGGGGTGATCGTGGCCTCTCCGCAAGGATTGGTCGTGTAGACCCCATCGACTTCACCGACTGCGGTCAGGGAGCTGTTCCAGAAGCCGGGCTCCCCGTTCTTCAGGGCTCCCTCGGCAAGGGTCTCCATGACCTTGACCGCGTGCTCCTGGCCGTCCTCGACGGCCGTCAGGAAGGCGTCGTCCACCTCCACGCTGATGTTGGTGGTCCACATGGCGAGCTGATCGCCCTTGGCCTTCAGGAACTCCCAGACGAGCTGATCGTTCCACGCCATGATGCTCATGCGCGCCGAGCGTCGAACTCCCCCTGCAACGATGGCCATTGCTATCTGGTGGTCGATGGCCATGGCGTCCATGCCGTTGAGGGGCCAGCCAGCGGCGTCAGTGAGGATCTTGCCGACCTCGACCATCATCCGTGCGAACGGTTCAGGCCCCGAGGCCGTACCGCCGAAGGACCGGAGCGGGACGCCCTTTCCTCGGACGCGGGACACGTCGTAGACGCGGTTCTCGTGCTTGGTGTCCGGGCAGTGGGCCGTGTCGATCAGATCGCCCAGGGCGGCAGCCCAGCCCTCCCGCGAGTCCTCCACGCTGTAGGCGCCGGCCCACTCGTAGTCGTACTCGGTGCTGATCATCCCGGCCTCGACCAGATCCAGGTAGTCAGGGTGCGCCGGGTCGCAGACGATGTGGACGTGAACCCGGTTCTCGATCACGGGGAACCAGCTGAAGTACCGGCTGCTGTAGTTGGCGCCGACGCCGCCGCCCTCGGCCAGGCGGAGGAGCGTGAAGCGGAAGTGCTCGGCGGGGTCGCTGCTGTCCCAGCCACTCGCCCAGCAATTGTTCAGCGCGAAGTCATTGACCCCGCTGCTCTTGAGATGGCGGCCGGCGGGGAGGAATCGGAAGCTCTCGATCAGCTCCACGAGGGCTTCTCGCTCGCCCTTCTCGATGTAGCGATCGGGCACCAGGGCGAGGTTCCCGTCCACGACACGGCGAACGGTTTCCGGCCAGGATTCCATCTCGCCGTTGGACTTCTTACGCGAGTAGGTTCGCTTGAAGATGGTTTCTGCGGTCTCGGTCTTGAACAAGGGTATTCCTTATCGGGTGGTGTTGGTCTGGTTGAAGGCTTCCTTCACCATGTGGTTCAGGTGAGGGAGGTCTCGGCGGTCGAGATTCACCTCGAAGGACTCCTGCGCGGTGTGAACCCCGAGGTAGATCTTCGAGAGGGTTCCGGTGTCGTAGACGACCTCGATCTGAACGTCATCTCGCTTGTAGACCTTGCGAGTTTCGATCATGCGTGAACTGCCTTCCTGCGGATGCTGCGGTTCATCTCGTACGAGAGGGCGATGACTCCGCGCTGGCACGCCTTCTTGTCGGCCTCGCTGCCGATCGGGAGACCGAAGACGTAGTGGGACATGAGCAGTCGCTGATACCGGTCGCTGAGCTTCTTGAGGCCGGCCTCGGCCTCCATGCGCGCTGTGTGCAAGTTGTCGGTGATCTCGCAGTGGTTCAGCATGTCCTTCTTGCCGATCATGTTGGCGAACTCGTCCGTGGTGTAGATCAGGAGCTTGAGGGCGTTCCTGGCCTCGTCCGCGGTGTAGAAATATTCGCCGTCCATGAGGTCTCGATAGACCCGCTCACGGGCCGCGTAGCGCTGGCCGACCGTGTAGAAGATCTTGCGCATCATGCGCTCGTTGTCGGCCACGGGAGCGATGTTCTTCCGCTCTCGAAGCGCGTGCTCCAACATGGCCTGCTTCACGTCGTCGGCCTCAACGATGTGCCACCGCTCGGCAACGACGTACGCGACTTTGCCCGCCAGGTCGGCAAGGTGCTCCCAGTCGATCTGGTTGTCCTGCAAGGCTCCCCCTACTTGATGGTGGTGAGTTCGGACGCGTCGAGACGCTTGTTGCCCCGGCTCCACCTCCCGCAGCTCTCGCAGCGGTAGCGCTGGTAGACCGTCACTGACGTGTACGCCCGGCCTTCCTTCTTCAGGTCCTCAGAGCCGCAGTTGGGGCACTGGTGCCCGTCGCCCTCGCCGTCGTAGAGCCTGTGGTTGGGGTGGGTAGGAATCCACGGCAACAGGTAGTCGTAGAGGTCTTCAGTGACCCGTACGTCCTGGCAGTTGTACTTCCGCATGAGCCGCCACGCCTTCTCGTCGCCCGAGAGGCAGTCCACCCAGAGCTGGTGGCCGGTGTGCGCGGTCTTCTTGCCGATCCCGAGCTTCTGCACCACGTAGTCGAGCTTGTTGCTCGGGAAACGGAACTGCTTCCTGACGACCTTCAGGAGATCCACCTGAGCGAACGGGGCCGGAGGAGCGAGGCCGGCCTCCAGGAACTCTCGGTTGAGGTGCGGTATGTCGAAACGCTGACCGTTGAAGTGGACCACCGCGTCTGCTTCTTCGAGCAGATCATGTGCGGCCTGGATCATCTCCGCCTTGCCGTGCTCGTGGCCGCTGTAGAACATGACGTTCTTCGAGTCGTACCACTTGGCTGCGAAGCAGATGACCTCACCAGATTCGAGGAGCTGGCTCATGCCCACGTTCTGATTCCAAAGGCCCCATACGTGCGCGAGATTCGGAGAGGTCTCCAGGTCAATGGTCAGAATATTCACGCGGTCTCCACTCGGATGTTGGCGATGTATTTCTCGGCGTACCAGATGAGCTTCTTCAGATCCTCGGAGCCGCCGTCCTGATGCTTGTGCTGGCAGCGCAGGAGATACTTGGTCATGTTTCCGAGGAGGTATCCCTGAAAGCCTTCGTGGCTCATGGATGCCTGGATGATGTCGATGACCTCGTACTTGCCCTGGGTGTAATGCGCTGGGGAGTTGATGTTGTCAGGCTTCTCGTATCCCACTCGGGGCTCCGCGGTGATCTCGTAGGCGGGGAATGCGACGGTGTGACTGTCCTGGAACTTCAGGTCGTAGAAGTCCACGCCGTCTTGATGGCTGGGGTAGAACGCTTCGACGGTGGCCGGGTGCTGCTGCACGTAGACCGTCTGTCCGATCTGGTAACTCATTCCAATCCGCACTTCTCTCGGAGGGCCTTGGGGCCGTTTTCGACTACAAACTTGTTCGTGTCCGACTTCTTGCCGAACTCGATGGGGACGACGTTGGGGAGGCGATCGGCCAGCATGTGTACGAACTTCTCGCCGGGCTCATCGCCGTCGGTGAAGGCGAAGACGACCTCGTATCCGAGGAAGGCCGGGTCGAAGTGGTCTCGCCAGCTGGAGACTCCGGGGACGCCCACGGTGGGGATGTCGGCCAGCTCGCCGCTTGCAGCATCGAACTCGCCTTCGCTGATCCCTATGTACCGGGAGGGCTTGATAAGCGCCCGCGTGTTGTAGAGGAGCGGCTTGCTGCCAGGAAGGCTCTGGTACTTGCCGTGGCCTTCGTGCAACTCTTCGTCCCGCCAGGAGCCATCCGGGTGTTTGAGGCAGGTCCAGTTGACGCACCTGAACCGGATGGTGGCGACGGCGAATTCGCCACCGGCCGGCCTGATGTACGGGATGGCCAGGCGCCCGAGGTGCTTCTCATGCCCCGTAGCGGGGGCCGCGACGTACCCGAACCCCAGCGAGGTCGCGAGACTGCCCAAACCGCGGTAGTTGATGTACTGCTCGGCGGGGCTTCCCTGGTAGCTCCTGCTGTAGCTCTGGGCTATCTCCACCATGGAAGCGGCCTGCGGCGAAGTCTTGAGCAGCACGGAACCCGATTCCTTCCTTTCGCATGATCACGTCGTAGCTGTCTTCGCTGATGTCGCAGGCGAAGCAGTGCCAACGGTTCTTGAATGAACTAACCGACGCTGACGGGTTCTCTTCTGGGTGCTCAGGGCAGTGGATCTTGTGCCAGCCGTCCCTCTCCTTCAGATCAACCTCGGGGTAGTAGTGCCGGAAGACGTCAGCGATGTCCGGCTTCCACATGTCACATCCCAACCCTTACGGCGCCCTCAGGGCGGATCTGGTCGATGGCGTCGGCTTCCTGCTTCACCATCTGGGCAAGGGTCTCGATGGGCATGACCTGACGGAGTACTCCCTTGCGGCACTTGTAGACGACCGTGGCCTCCTCGTGCATCCCGAGTGTGGCCTCGGCCTCCAGCAGTCGCGCGAGCTTGTTCAGTCCGGTCTTGCGAGTGAGGGTGACGTGGAGCAGGCCGCCGCCGTACGAGATCACTTCTTGCCGTCCTCTCGGTGGTACCGCTTGCCTATGAAGCGGATTGCAGGGGGGTCTTCTAGGTAGTCAGCCGCATTACGGAGAATCACTGGGGAATCCCTCGCGCCGCGGGCTATCAGTTGTGAATTGCAGCGCCGGCACAGGAGTCCACGAACCACTCCACTCTTGTGGCAGTGGTCGACGCTTAGCCTCTGCTGCCTCGTTTGGCGGCAGATGGCGCACTTGCCGCCCTGGAGTCGGAACATTTCGGCATACTCCCCCGGGCCAAGTCCGTATGTCGCCTGCACCCTGGTCTCGTGTGCGCTCGCGCTGCGGGTCTTTTTACGACACGAGGAGCACACCTTGCCACGCGCGGAGGTGAAGAACTTCTCCGCTCGATTCCTTTCGCACCTCTGGCACTTTCGGAATCCTTTCCTTGGGGGACTCATGCCCTCCGCTCTCCTGAATCCAGTATGTCACATCCCAACTTCAGGGCCAAATGAAGAGGTTGTGAGTCAGAACACCTCTTCATCCAGGTCGGTTATCTGGAGGTTGGACGTATTGACCTCGAACGAGGCATACGTTTCCCCGGAGGGGTCGGTGAAGCCTTCACGGTTCTTGACCGGCGAGATATGCAGGGTCCTGCCCTGCATTCCGTCCACCTCGGCGTGGATAGTGAGGACGACGGAGGGGACGCGCCCGATCTTGCCCTTCACGCCGTCGAGCGGGATGGGCTTGATACCGGAGCTGTACTCGCCCACGACGTGATGCATGGCCATGACGTGTGCGCGGGTCTCGCGGGCCATCTCGTTGAAGTAGTCGCACAACCCCTCCAGCCCGAAGGTGTACTCCTCGGCGTTCGAGGAGCCTCCCCCGTCCACATTGGTGATGTTGTCGATGACGACCAAGTGGGGGTAGCAGCCGAACACCTCGCGGTAGCACTCAAGGTGCACCTCGATATCCCTTGGCGTCGGCCTGGCGCTGTAGTTGAACCGCAGCCACCACCGCTTACTCAGGGCCTCCTCGTACTTGGCAAACGAGCCGTCGTCCGCCACAAGAGCCTGCTTGACCTCACGGGCGTTCTCACCTGTGATCATGGCCGTAGCCCTGGAGAGCTGCGTGGCAGCCGTGCTGTCGGCGCTGAAGTACAGCGTGGGGACGTTGGACCAGGTAGCCAGGAAGAGGGCAGTGAGGCTCTTGCCCGTGCCACCTCCGGCGCACACCACAGAGAAGTCCCCGCGCCTGAACTCGACCTCCAGCTTCTTGAGCCCCTTGTACGGGGACGGGATGGGTTCGCCGGCCGCCCCTCGGACGAGGACGGACTGATTGAGGCTGAACAACGGTTCTCCTTCCTACTGAATGTCACATCTCAACTTCGAGAGCGAAAAGAACAGCCATGGGACACATCGCAAAATCGACATCCGAAGCCCGGCTTCGCCGGGAAGGCTCCGGACTTCACGCCCTGGTCCATGGCGACGATGCGCTCGGTGATCTCGTCCTGGTCGGCGTCGGCCATCTTGACGGGCCGGGAGAGCCGGTGGTCCTTGGCGAGGTACCAGTCCCCGTTGGTCACCTGCTCGTCGGGGTAGAGCTGGTTCAGGGCCAGACCGTAGACCCAGAGCTGGAACTTTGACTTGGTGGAGCCGGTCTTGAGGTCCCGAACCCGCAGGGTCTCGTCCTTGTTCAAGACAACCTGGTCGATATAGCCGCGGACCTTGACGCTCTCGAAGTCGGCCTTGAAGTACATCTCGACGGCGGGCACGCCGTCGTGGTTCCAGAGCACGGGGGCCTGGTCCTGCACGTACTCGACGTAGCGGCGCGTCTGCTCGGTTCCTTTGGCGAAGCGCTCCTCCAGGTCGTCAGCAGCCGTGCCGCGATTGGCCCTCATCCACTGGTCAATGTCGTTGAGCTTGCCCAGGTCACGGTTGATGCCCTTGCTGTACTCGTCCTGGAAGACGTTGACGGCTTGGTCGACCGTCATCTCCCGGCCGGACTTCTCGAAGTGCTCGGCGGCCACATGGAAGGCCGTGCCGTGGGTACTCCACGCGGCCGGCCTCGGCTCGACCCGCTCGACACGCTTTAGCCACGCCTTGTACGGACACTCCTCGAACTCTGTGATCTGGCTGACGGAGCGGGGCATCTCTGCCCACCGCTCGTAGTTGGCCTCGACGGTCATACATACTCCTCGAAAATCTCGAACTGGATGAAGCAGGTGGAGCCCTTCATCTGCGGGTGCGGCCAGTCGCACTCTTCGCGAAGGATGATCTCGGCGTCCCCGAGACAGCAGCCGATGCGCGCTTCAAGTTCCATCAGCATCTTCCGTTCAGGTTCTGCCATGTTGTCCGCAATGGTGACGCAGGTGACGCTCCCAAGACCATGAGCTGTCATGGCCACAACTCCGGAAGCTGCGGTGTATACACGACTATTGCACGTAGTGTCTACCGTCGATATCGCCTTCAGGATCTCGCCCGCGCGGTCGCTGGTCTTGAGGTTCTTGAAGGTTTGAAACACTCTCTGACGGCCTTTCTTTTGTCGGGCCTATGCGACCCAAGCCACTCTAAAGCAACTCTAAAACCACTCTAGGGCACCTGCGACAGTTTGTATCACATCCCAACTGTGGCGCTCACCACGGCCCCCTTCCCCCATCCACCCCCTCACCCGCCGCAGCACGTACCCCGCATATCCGACGACGAGATGACAGGCATGCACACGACATATTCACGCCTCGTCAAACGATCCAGAAGGGGCAATCTGCTGGTCAAGGGCAGGTATAGCAGGACAAGGGCGGCACTTTCTCACCGGTAAGCAGTCACCGGTAACTTTTTACCGGTGATCACCGATGTGTGACCTTAATCCCACATTCACTGGGATATGCCGTTGCAACCAACAGTTCGGGTGATCAGTCTGCATATGGTGGGAGCTACGCGTAAGCAAACATGGAAGGCACATCGGGTGAACGAGCAAGCCCATCGGTACGAGGTGTCCGATCTCATCGCAGCGTCGAACCTGACGAGGTACCTGAAGTCATGGCGTGCGGCTCGCGGACAGGAGCTGGGGCTGAACGGACCGCTGCCGCAGTCCAAGGTCCAACAGGCCAGCGGGAAGAGCGACAAGTGGTATCGCACGTTCGAGGCCGGCCTGCCCGTGAAGTACGACGCCGATGTGCTCCAGCGAATCGCAGACTGCCTGGGCCTCGGTCCCGCAGAACGGATGACTCTGTTCTTGATGACGATGGGCGTCCCCAGCCCCGTCGGCGTCACGTCCCATCGAGACGACCCCAAGTTGCGGCCCATCTCCTGGGTACTCAACCACCAGGGCGAGCGACCCGCATACGTATCCGACGAGGATTGGAACATCGTCGCGTTCAACAAGGCGTGGGGGAACTGGGCCCCGTGGGTATACGAGCCTGACGCCAACCTGATGCGCTGGGCGTTCCTCCACCCCGACGCCCGGAAGGAATTGGTGAGCTGGGAGTCGCACTGCCGGGTCTATCTCGGCATGATTCGCATGGACATCGCCCGCCGAGGGGCAGACACAACCATCGCGCGTATCCTCCTCGCTGCCCTGGAAGATCCGATCATCCGCGCGTTCTGGGAAGAGGAGACCACGGTAGTTTCCAACCGGGACGGACATCATTTCCGAGCCCGGCTCCCATACTTCAACTACGAGCCGATCGACGCGATCAGTCAGGTGTTCACACCAGCCAGCCTCCCCAGCCTGCGACTCGTACTCCTCACATGGCCGGATGACATGGATGGGTTCAAGACCCCGGGAAACACCGAGGAGCAGCAGTGACCCGTTACATACACTCGTGCCCTCTGCGGTGGGCCGACATGGATGCCAACGGCCACGTGAACAATGCCGTCTATGCCGTCTACCTGGAGGACGTCCGATTCCGGATGTTCTCCGAACTCATCCCGGATGATCCCTCTGAACGGCTCGCCTCGAACTTCGTCGTGCACGAGCAGACACTCAGGTTTGTCCGACCTCTGGTGTACCGAAGCGAGCCAGCGACCATAGAAGCGTGGGTAGAAAACGTGAGGGGCGCGTCGATCACGCTCTGCTGCGAGATCAAGGATGGCGAGGACGTATATGTAGCGTCCCGTTCCGTGATCGCCGCGTTCGATTCCAACACTGGCCGGGTCCGCCGCTTCTCAGAGCACGAGCGAAACGTCTTGACGTCCTACGCGACCTGACAACACCAACGAGGCCCTCACGGTGTCACCGTGGGGGCCTCGTCGCACCCTGTGGGAAGTGCGTGGGGACTAACCTTCATCGAGGGTGATGGCATGAAGGATCTTCCCCTCCGGCAGGTCTTTGCCGACAGGCCAACGGAAGATGAGAGCGCCGTCCCGCTCCTCCCTGTCCTCCAGAATGAAGCCGTCCTTGCTGTGGGAGTCGTAGTCGATGACCTGGTCGTCACGGAGCAGCCGTGCGCGTAGGCGCTTGGCAGCCAAGCGGTGACTGTCCTTGGCTGTCTCATCCCCCATGGCCACACGCAGGTACGCCATGACGGACTTGCCCAGGTACGAGTTGTGGTGGCTGCCAGCCGCCTCGGTGCGCTTGATGGTCCAGGGGATGGCCTTCTCGATCACTTCCCTGGAGACGGCCTGGGTGTAGTACCCGCCCAAGGTCAGGGCCTTGTTCACGGCCTGGCCGCTCACGTTGTACCGGGCGCCGATCTGGTCATCCGTGAGGCCTTGCTCCTTCAGGCGGACCAGCGCATTGAGGTCTGGAAGAACCTTCTGCACCCGACTCGCTCCCCTTTGTTTGCTCCACTCAACTAACTTGGCCACCCGTGACCCTAACATCGGACATCGCCGAGGGCCTATCGGAAGGTTCGGATCACATCCCAAAGTGAGACACACCTCACACGCTACTCACCCGTAGAGTCTAGCGCAAGAGACCTGTGTCACATCTCTACTTATACTTGTCCCCTGACTACCCCAGAGACACCGACATTTATAGTGAGAAGAAGAAAGAGAGAAGAAGTTAGTTAGTTAGTAGTTCTTTAAAGAACAGGTCAGGCCAGACCTACTCTTTGAAAGGTTCCTTCTTGTCAGACCTCCCGTTGAGTTCTTCCGGTAGAGGTCCAGGAAGGCATTGGCCCCGGCTGCCAGATCAGAAACCAGCCGGGGCCACTCATTCGACCGGCCAAGGCTGATCCCCTTCGGCCGGCCAAGGTCGGGTAGCTCCCGGCTGGAATCGCGGTGTAGGAGCGCACTCCTCCCTGTCCGGGAGGCAGGTCAGGGTTCGAGTCCCTGTCGATTCACCGATCCCGATGCAGCAGCGCATCACACACAGACACCAGAACCGGATGGTCCGGACTCATCGGGATTTCAACTTCATAGGGGGTGAGCCCATGCCTCGTGCCAAGAGCGTCTGCTACGTCAGCGGCTGCACCAGGATCACGGTCCGCTCAGGGCGGTGCGAGGAGCACGCTCCCCCCGCCCGTAAGGGCTGGGACAGGAAGTCCGCCCGGAACAACTCCCGTCCTGGGAACTGGACTTCGCGTAGGGCCAGAGTTCTCGCCCGCGACCGGTTCACCTGCCAGAAGTGCGGCACCAGGGAGAACCTCCAGGTCGATCACATTGTCCCCGTGAGCCGTGGCGGCTCCTGGGACCTCGACAACCTCTGGGTGCTCTGTGGCAAGTGCCACGCGCTCAAGACCTACTACGACGACCGTCGCTCCTGGTGAGCGACGGTTGGTTCATTCATGGAGTGATGATGCGATGACCACCGGCGCCTTCGACTCCTGGGCCGACGACTGCGACCACGAGCAAGCCCGTCTTCGAGCCCAGCGCCCGTCGAAGGCCGCGCTCAAGCGCGAGTGGCACCGCTCCGCGGTGGTCGAGCTGGAGGAGCTTGGCGAGCTGTACGGAGTCTCCCCCGAGGTCCTGAAGGGGGCTCGCTGATGGCAACTCGACGCGGGCCGGCGCCGAACTCGAACGCGGTTCGGCGCAACAAGGATCACGCCCTGGGTGAGAAGAAGCTCTCCGGTCAGTCCGGGGAGGGCAGGGAGCTGCCGAAGGCTCTGGGGATCTCGACTGCCGGGGCCAAGCGCTTCTGGAAGACGTGGTCATCCGCTCCTCAGACCGAGGACTGGATGGAGACCGACTGGGCCGAGCTGGAGATCGTCACCAAGCTCGTGGATGCCTTCTACCTAGGCGACATGAAGTACGCCGGGGAGATCCGTCAGCGGGTCGGCAAGTGGGGCGCCACCACAGAGGATCGCGCCCGCTTGCGCATGTCCTTCGACAAGTCGGTTGAAATCGAGAGGGCCCAGGACGGGCCCAAGAAGCTCACGGATGAAGACATGGACAAGGAGCTGTTCAAGCTGCTTTCAGAGGGTTAGAGGTGATGTGCCGTGGCTCAAACGGGCAACCTGCCCAAGGGAGTTCCGGCACCGAACGAAACCCTCGGGTACCAGATCATCAGGTGGGCGCAGAAGTACATTGTCCAGCCTGATGGCGATTCCGCGGGCGAGCCGTGGAAGTTCACGCCGGAGCAGTTGAAGTTCGTTCTCTGGTTCTATGCCATCAACCCGGATGGGACTTGGAAGTACGCGGCCGGCACTCTTCGCCGAGCAAAGGGCTGGGGCAAGACGCCGCTTCTCGCCGCGTTGGCGATCGTGGAGTTCATCGGGCCCTGTCGCTTCTCCCACTGGGATGAGGACGGGATGCCGGTGGCGAAGCGCGTACCGCTTCCGGTAGTTCAGCTCGGCGCTACCGCGCTCGACCAGACGCAGCAGACCCTCGACATGATTCGAGGGATGTTGTCGGAGTCTGCGGCCGAGAAGGAGTACGGCCTTGAGATCTCCAAGTCCATGGTCCAGTTCAAGTCTGGCAAGCCGGGAAGCATCTCTCCGAAGGCCACGGCGGGCCGAACAAATGAAGGAAACCGGCCATCGTTTTGCGTGATGGACGAGGTACATCACTGGGTGGGAAGCACGGGAGGCCCGGACTTCTACCAAACCTTGAAGCGCAACATTGAAAAGACAACTAAGGCCGGTTCAAGGTGGGTTACGACCACCAACGCCTTCAATCCCAACGAAGATTCCGTAGCGCAGATCATCTTCGAATCCGACATGGTCTCACAGGGCTTCTGGCTCTACGACTGCCTTGAGGGCTCGATCGCTGTCGAGGACATCCGAGACGAGGAGAAGGTCAGGGCCGCGCTCATCGAGGCGTACGGCGACGCCCACTGGGCGGACATCGACGGTCTCACGAAGACCATCCTGTACGACCGCACCACTCCGGACAGCACGTACTGTCGGTTCTTCTTCAACCAGATCGCTGAGTCCAGCGACGGGTGGATGAACAAGGCCGAGTGGGATGCCTGCGAGTCCATCAACGACATCAAGCCTGGCGAGCAGATAGCCATTGGCTTCGATGGAAGCGTCCGAGGAGACGGCACAGCCTTGGTCGGCATCAGGCTTCACGACGCGAAGCTGTTCACCCTCGGACAGTGGATTCGACCCGAACACGCCAAGGACGACTGGGAAGTTGATGTGCTCTCCGTGGAGGCCGCGGTGAAGCGCGCTTTCGAGACCTATCGGGTGGAGTGGATGTACGCAGATCCTCCGTGGTGGCAAGAGAACATCGGCCGCTGGGCGGTCGAGTGGGGCGACGACTACGTATTCGAGTACTGGACCAACAAGCCCACGCGGATGGTTCAGGCCGTGGAGCGTTTCCGCACGGCCGTGATGGTCGGAGACCTCTCTCACGTCGGTGAGACCGAGCTGACTCGCCATGTCCTTCAGGCGGTTGTTCGGGAAGTTCCTCAAGGCGATCTCATCACTAAGGACTCGCCGCGATCCAAACGAAAGATTGACCTCGCGGTGGCTGCCGTACTTGCACTTGAAGCACGCGCTGACGCGATTGCGGATGGACGTCTCCAGATCAAACGGAGGCGAGTAGTCGGTTTCTGAGCCCCGCTCGAAAGGGGACCAGATGGCTACTGCCGCGCTCGACACTCCTGGCAATGAAGGGGTCATGTCCCCGCCATCTACACCGCAGATGTGGATGGACTATCTTGCCTCGAAGCTCGCTTCCCGCTCCGGCAACTACAAGCGCTTTGGCGAGTATTACGACGGCAAGCACCAGAAAATGCTGTTCGCTCAGTCCAAGTACCGGACCGAGTTCGCTCATATCTTTGAGCGCTGGAACGACAACTTCTGCGGCCTGATCATCGACTCCGTTAATGAGCGCATGTTCATCGACGGCTTCCGCCTGTCGGAGGAGCCGACCGAGGACACGATCGCTCGTGAGATCTGGCAGCGGAACCGGCTCGACTCAGAGTCCAACGCAGCGCACCTGGACGCGATGATCCAGGGTGCGGCCTACGCGGTGGTGTGGGCTGACGATGAGGGCAAGGCCGTCATCTCCATCGAGTCCGCGGAACACATGGTCGTCCAGTACAAGCCGGGCTCGCGCCACGAGATCGAGGCTGCGTCCAAGTACTACGTGGACGACTGGGGACGGCAGTTCTGCACCCTGTGGTGGGGCGACAAGGTCTACACCGGGGACTGGAAGATCGGGGGCTACTCGATCGACCGGACGGAGCCGAACCCTCTGGGCCGGCCTCCAGTGGTGCCGATCCAGAACCGAGCCCGCCTGGTGGGCGAGCCGATGTCGGATCTGGCGACGGTCATCCCGATCCAGGACGCGATCAACAAGACCGTCGCTGACTCGCTCGTGGCGTCGGAGTACGCGGCCTGGCCCCAGCGGTACGTGACGGGTCTGGAGATCCAGGAGGACGAGAACGGCAATCCCATCGAGCCGTTCAAGGTGGCTGTAGACAAGCTCCTCCAGGCCGAGGACCCGGCCGCCTCGTTCGGCCAGTTCGCCGCTGCTGACCTGAGCAACTACGTGGATCTCGTAGACATGCTCGTTCAGCACATGGCGAGCATCAGCCGCATTCCCTTCCACTACATGCTCAAGGGCGGCCAGCCGCCGAGCGGTGACGCGATCACCTCTGCGGAAGCAGGTCTGGTCTCCAAGACCAAGGAGCGGATGCTGCACTTCGGTGAGGCGTGGGAGGAAGTCATCCGCCTGGCCGTCGAGGTCGAGAAGGGCGGCAAGCAGGAGGAGTACGCGGCTGCGGAGGTCATCTGGCGTGACCCGGAGAACCGCACCGAGGCCCAGCACATCGACTCTTTGCTGAAGCTCCAGCAGCTCAACGTCCCGAAGCAGCAGCTCTGGCAGGACGCGGGCTACACGCCGTCGCAGATCGCTCGATTTGACCAGCTCCTTGAGGAGGAGGCCCGCACCGAAATGGAGCGTGCCGACAAGTACCAGACTCAGGAGCAGAAGCAGCAGATGGCGATAGCCCAGCAGGGTGCCGACGACAAGTCGGCCATGTCTGAGGCGAAGCTCAAGAAGGAAGCCCAGAAGCCCCCGCAGGGCAACTCGGGCAACGCGAACCGGAGCCGGTTCGAGAAGTAGTCCCGCAATGGGGCTTTTTATTTTCCCCCGAAGTTGGCATGTGACACTTCGGCCGATCCGAAATGGATGATCCGCATGGACGAGAACAAGAACGACGTGGTTGCCGAGGCCGGCTCGACCGGTGAGGCCACGCCCGAAACGGCTGCGCTTCAGGCGGAGATCGACAAGTGGAAGGCTCTTTCCCGCAAGAACGAGGACCGTTTCAAGCAGGCGTCCACGGAGCTTGAGGGATTCCGACAGTCCCAGATGACTGACACCGAGAAGGCTATCGAGGCCGCCAAGGTGGAGGCGCGCAATGCGGCCCTCTCTGAGGTTGGGACCAAGCTCGTGAATGCCGAACTGCGTGCGGCTTCCTCTGCGGCCGGCGTGCCCCTTCCCGGTGCCGAGTACCTGAATCTCGACTCGTTCGTGGGCGAGGACGGCAGCCCGGACTCTGCCCGCATCGAGGCGTTCGTCTCGTCTCTCCCTAAGCCGAATTCCGCGCCCTCCTACGCGCAGAACATCGGCCTGGGTCGTCAGGGGAGCCCGGCCGCCGGCCAGCTCACTCGTGAGGACCTTTCCCGCATGTCTCCGAGGGAGATCAACGAGGCCCGCAAGGCGGGCAAGTGTGATGCCCTCATGCGAGGCGAACTCTAAGCAGGCCCCTTTTTTGCGTCTCAAGTTGGGATGTGACATGCGGGCCTTCTGTGATCTTACTAAGGAATCGATATGGCTGGTAACGACTTCACGACTCAGGCAGCTTCCGGTCTTCTGACTGGCGGCCCTGCGGGCGGCGACCCCGTTCTCAAGGGCAAGGGTGTCTTTGTCCCCGAGCTGTGGACTGCTCAGCTTCTCCAGGACCTTGAAGACAACCTGATCCTTGGCTCTGCCGAGATCACGAACCGTAACTACGAGGGAGAGTTCCGGCGCGAGGGTGACCGGATTCGCATTCCCCACTTCGTTGACACGGTGACCGACAAGGGTCTGGTCAAGGCGTACGGTGAGATCGGCGACAAGGACCACGCGGCCCTTGAGTACATCCCGATGACCGTGGGCAAGGGCTCCAGCTTCCACATCGAGATCGACGCCCTTCACCAGCTCCAGACCAAGGGTGGCATCGACCTGATGTCCGAGCTGGTTCGTCAGCGGGGCCGCCAGGCCGCGGTGACCATGGACAAGATCCTGGCGCAGACCATCACGGCGGCCGTCGCCGGTAAGGACCTGAATGGCGCCGAGACGATGCCGGCCGACGTGAGCACGCTGCCCGCGCTGCACGGCAAGATCGACTCCGTCAAGCACAGCGCTCTGGACACCGAGTCCATCGGCGTCTATGACTACGTGGTTGCGATGCTGGAGAACCTGGACCTGAAGAACGCGCCCGACAGTCGCTACCTCTTCATCTCCCCGCGCCTGCGCTCGCTGCTTCTGCGCGACCCCAAGTTCATCGACGCCGCCCACTTCGGTGGCGGCGCGGTCATGCCGTCCGGCGTCCTCGGCACCATCCTCGGTATCCCGGTCCGCGTCTCGAACACCCTGGGTGCGGCTCGCGCGGAGGCAAACACGCTCGTCAAGGGCCGCCGCCACGACGCTTTCAAGAACATCGACATGTTCATGGGCTCGACGTCTGCCACCAGCCTGGTCATCCCGTTCGCGCAGATGGAGGCGTACAAGCCTGAGCGGTCGTTCACCGACGCCATCAAGTCGCGCGTGATCTACGACGCCAAGGTCATCCGCCCCGAGCAGCTGCTTGTCGCCACCGGGGTCGAGGAGGAGATCCGCAAGCACAACCAGGCAGCCACGGAGAAGAACCGCACCGTTGCGGTCAAGGAAGCGGCTCCGACTAAGTAACCCCCCTCTTTTGCCCCGAAGTTGGGATGTGACAAATGAGCATCACTGTCCCGGACATCGAGGTCCGGCTCGGGCGCAAGATCGAGGACGACGAGAAGCCGAGGGTGGAGGCGTTCATCACGGATGCCTCCGCCCTCGTGGCGGACTACTGCGGCTCCGGGTACCGCGAGGACGCCCCCGGTATCCGGGCGGTCGTCTGCGCTGAGGTCATCCGCTGGCTTGCCGTCGCTCCAGGGATCGTGTCCGAGAAGGTTGGCGACATTCAGGTGGAGTTCGGCTCCACTGCCACCACGCAGTCCCTCTCCCCTGCTGCCCGGACTTCGCTGAAGCGGTACCGGCGCAAGCTCACTTCCACTCCCCTCCAGATCGACACCCCGGCCTGGGACGGAATCTTGGTCGAGGGCTCCAGCGTTCCCATGCGCCCGATGAACGCGGAACGCCCATGAAGAACCTCTTCACCGACCCGGTTCGCATCATCCGAGCTGACATCACCAAGGACGGGCCGTACACCAGGAAGCGGGACTGGGCGAACCCCCGGACCGTGTTCGAGGGCCTGGCCTGCGTCCAGCCTGATCGAGCCTTCGAGGTTCGCTCGCCGGAGCGCGAGACGGCCCAGGAGCGGCTTCTCGTGTACCTGCCGGCCAGGACGGACGTGGACTCCGCGGACCGCGTTGAGTACCACGGGCTGACCTACGAGGTGGATGGCGATCCGCTGGAGTGGCGGCACCTCTCCCTTCGGCACGTGCGCATTCGAGCTTGGAGGGTGGAGCACTGATGGCTTCTCGGTTCAGGCTCGTTCTCAACGAGCACGCGCTTGAGCGAGTGATGTCTTCAGGCGAGACCGCGAAGCTCCTGTCCAAGAAGGCGTCCGAGGTCGCTGCCGCAGCTCGACATGACGCCCCGAAGAACAGGAAGGGCTCGTGGAACATGTACGCCCGCTCCCTGTCCATCACGGCCTGGGAGGAGAACGGGGTCGTTCACTCTGCGGTCCAGGCGGACCGTCATGCCCTGCTCATCGAGTACGGCTGGCGAGACAAGGGCGGTCGCCGCCACCCCGGCAGCCACGCCTTGAAGAACGCCCTGATGAAGGTGAGGGACCAATGAGGATTGATCCCGTCACCGTCGTCTTCGACTTCCTGTCGGCTCGCAAGGACCTGGCCACCTATGTGACTGGCGACCTGGTGGGCCGCGAGCCCGACGAGACCACGATCTATCTGGAGCACGCCGGGGGCTTCCGAGCGATCCGGTCCTGCATGGATCGAGCCGACATCACGTACCAGGTCTACGCGGAGGAGCGCTCGGTGGCCGCCGAGCTGGCATACGTCGTGCGCGAGGCCCTGCTTGAGGAGCTGCCCGGCCGAGCCGTCGGCGAGGCCCTGGTGCTGGACGTGGCCGAGGCGATCAGCCCCCGCTACTTCCCCGACAGCACCTCGCGCGAGCACACGTACCAGGGCGAGGTCACGCTCTTCATCACGGACTCGTGAGCCATCGGCTCCTCTCCCTTTCCCTCGAAGTTGGGATGTGAGACATCCCTGACTCAGCCCCCTCCCACGGGGGCTTTTTTCATGCCCAGATTCAGGAGACCCCTATGGCTGATCAGACCGGTAACTCCGGTAACGCGAAGAGGATTCGCTTCGCCCCGCAGGGCGAGATCTATGTTGCGGATGCACATACCGTGAAGGAGCTGCCTCGCGATTGCACTCCGATCGCCGAGAACGACGTCTTCAAGGCCCTCGGCTACGTGGATGAGGGCGGCGTCACCATCACCCCGAGCATCGAGACCGACCCCGTGAACGTGTGGCAGTCCGCGGTGCCCGTTCTCTACAACGTGAAGAGTGCGTCCTTCCAGATCAAGGCCACTCTCATGGAGACGAATGAGCTGACCACTCAGCTATTCTTCGGCGCCAAGTGGGTGCAGGCGAAGGACACTGACGGCTCGGTGATCGACGGCGTGTGGCGCCTCGACCTGAAGTCCACTCCGGACCTCGATGAGCTGGCCATTGTCGTTGACTGGTCTCAGACCGTTGACGGGCAGCCGGTTCGCTACCGCTGCGTTATCGGTCGCGCGATGATTTCCGACCGTGGCGCTATCCAGCTCCAGCGCGCCGAAAACGGCAAGTTCGAACTCACCATTGAGGCGCTTGACCACTCCGGTTCGCTCGGCTACGTCCTGACGGACGACAAGATCAAGAACGACCCCGTAACCGTTCCGATCGAGGTCACGCTCCAGCCGAGCACCGTTTCTCAGGGCGGCCACTTCGACGCGGTTGGCAAGGGCTTCCCGAAGGGAGAGACCGTCACGATCACTGTCTCCCCTAGCGGCCAGAAGTTCACCGCGACCCCGAAGGCTGCGAGCGAGGACGGCACGTTCACGATTCCGGTGGTCGTTGCTGACGATGCCCCCGTTGGTGCGGACTACGTGGTTTCCGCGAAGGCCGGCGTCGCCGAGAAGGTCACCGCCAAGGACAAGCTCAAGGTCGAAGCCAAGACTCTGACTTCCTAACAGCCCCAGCGCCGGAGACGTCCGGCGCCTAACTGCATGTACCCCCGTGGCGGGGAGGGAGAAATCCCCGCCCTCTCTCATCTACACCACCCCAAAGGTTTCTGGAGTCCCCCATGGCTACTGCTAAGACGAACACCACCGCGAAGGCTGCTGAGGCGAAGGCCGAGGCCACCCAGTTCGACTTCAAGGGCGAGACCTTCGTGATCCCGGCCCCGATGGATCTCTCTGACGATGTGCTCGATGTGATCGAGGAGGGCGGCGGTGAACGTGCCATTGCCCGTGCGATCGTCGGTCAGGAGCAGTGGGCGACGTACAAGAGCCTTCGCTGCACGATCGGTGAGTTCAACGACTTCCTGGATCTCGTCAGCGAGGCTGCCGGATTCGGTGAGTCGGGAAACTAATTCAAACCGCCCGCATCCTCCGGGACCACAGTGACCCCCTTGAGGCGGACCTTCTGTCTCACTTCGGCGTTGACTTGCTGGACCTGTGGCGTGGGCGGATGTCATTGAGGCGTCTTCACGTCCTCATTCAGGGCCTGTTCAAGAAGCCTGGTGAATCTCTCCTCCTCATCGACCTCGATGAAGCCACTTCATGGACTGAGACGAACCACATCCTTGCTCGGATCAGCGATGGCTTGGAGCTGTCGAACTATCTCTTCATCAAGGCCAATTCCGCAGAGGAAGACAACCTTGAACCTCCGAAGCCACTTCCCCGGCCAGGTCAGGTTGCTGAGGAGCCGAAACCTCAACTCGCTCTTGCCTCCGGCGAAGAGGTGGCTGATTTCTTCACCAACTTCAGCAATCTCTAGGAGGCCGCATGGCTACACGAGGAAGGGCGCCGGTCAAGATCGGCTCGGGTTACATCGAGATCTACCCGGAGCTGTCTAAGACAGGTCTGTCGAAGATGCGGGGCGACCTGACTCGTCAGATGACCCGCATGGGAGAGCAAGCCGCCAAGTCGTTCTCTGCGTCGGCGGGCAAGGGATTCTCCACGTTGGCTTCGGCTGCCTCCAAGGCAGCCAAGTCGGCTAAGGCCGCCACGGAGAAGGAGACGGTGGACACCTCCAACAAGCTCCGGCAGATCGAGCGGTCCCTGACCCGCTTCCACGGCGACGAGGCCGGCAAGCAGTTCCGGACCTACCGGAACCTCGCCAAGCAGCGCGAGCAGCTTGAAGAAGGCACCTCCCGGGCAACCAGGAAAGCCATCAACGACACGGTTCGAGCGAACCGGCAGGCGACCCAGGAGACCCTTCGGGAAGCTCGGCAGCAGGAGCAGGAGAAGGCACGGCTCCAGCGTGAGGGGCTGGCGGAGACTCGTCGTCGCATCCAGGCCGAGAAGACCGAGGAACGGGCTCTGGCCGCCGAGGTCCGGCAGGTCAAGCAGCAGCAGGCAGCAGCAGCCCGTCAGGCCGCAGCCGAGCAGAGGGCCGCGGAACGTGAGCTGGCCGCAGCTGCGCGACAGCGGTTGGCCGAGGAGCGCGCCGCCCACATGGCCCGTCAGGGCTTCCTCCGTGACGAGCTTCGGGGCCTTCAGCAGCAGCGATCGGAGTTCGCTGCCACGATCGCCGCCAACCGCCGTCAGATCGCAACCTGGGATCGGGATCACAGGACCTCAACTCGCTCCGCTGGGCAGCAGTGGAAGCAGCTCGGGCAGGCCACGGAGACGTACGGCCAGAACCTTGAGCAAGTTGGTCGCTCGATCAACCAGAACCTTGTGATGCCTCTGGCTGCGGCTGCGGGCATCATGACCAAGATTGGTGCCACCAGCGCCGATATGCAGTTCTACTCCTCGGAGGGCCTGAACCGGGCCGGCTTCAATCAGAAGGAAGTCGCCAAGGGGATTCAGTCCATCCAGGACTTCGCCGTCAAAACCCCTTTCTCGCTTGAGGACATGACGGATAAGTTCTCCCAGGTGGCTCGCAACTTTGAGTCATACGGAGATTCAACTTCCAAGTCGCTCCAGAAGTCCGAGCTTCTCATCAAGGGCATCGCGGATTACGCGGCATCCTTTGGTGTCACGAACCCGGAGAAGGTCAAGGGCGGCATGATGGCCGCCGACATGATGATGGACCAGGGCAAGTTGTCCACCCGTTATCTCCGTCAGTTCGTTCGCGGCACCGGCATCCCGATGAACGAAATCGGAAAGATCGCCGGTTACAAGGGGGGCCCTGACTTCCTCAAGGAGGTTCAGGACCCCAAGGGCGGCGTGAACTCGCGCGAGTTCTTTGACAAGTTCATCAAGGAATACCAGAAGGCTCCGGGTGTCAAGGGTTCCGCCGAAGCTCTGGGTACCGGCTCCATCGGGGGCCACTTCACATCGGTGAAGGAACAAGCTCAGCTGAACCTGGGTAAGTTGTTCGGCCAGTTCAATGAGGACACAGGGAAGTTCGAGTGGACCGAGCTGGGCCAGAACACCCACAAACTGGCCGACCGGCTCGGCAAGCTGATCGAAGACCCGGACTTCAAACAGCTTTCCGGGAGTCTCACCGGAAACCTCGTTCGTGCTATCAACCTGCTGATCACCGGTTTCGAGAAGGTTCAGGGGTTCCTCAACGACCACCCGGCCCTCAAGAGCCTCGTGGCTCAGGTCGTCAAGCTCGCAGTGGTCCTCGGTCCCCTTGCCATTGCAACAGGGCTACTGACCAAGACCTTCGGCAAGATCATGAAGTCCGTCTCGCCACTGGTGAAGGTCGGTGACGGCATAGCCAAGGGTGCCCGCGGTGCCTTCCGGACGACCAACCAGTTCCTCTCCGGCGTCCAGGCCGGCCGAGGTGGCTTCCGAGAGGCGTACCGGCAGCGTCGCGCCGACTACCACGATGGGGACGACCGTTCGGTTGCTCGACGGGGCCTGGATCGAGTGCGTGGGCAGGACAGCCGCTCGACGCAGCTCACAGTGCAGACGAGCGAGGCCGAGGCCGCGCTTCGTCAGGTGGATCAGAAGATCCAGGAGATTCAGAACCGCATCCACAACCTGAACCAGGAGCGTCTGACGCAGCTCGCGTCCGAGCTGGGTGGCGAGGGCGGCACTTCGGTTCGCGGTCGGGCCAGCAGCGCGGATCGGGAGATCGATCAGGCTCGGCTGTCCGTCGGCGAGCTGGACCGATCTCCGTTGACCGAACTCGGGCAGCGGCTCATATCCCTCAAGGAGAAGGCCGGGACGGCGGAGAGCGGCATCAAGCAGGTCCGTCAGGCCGTGAACGACCTCAATGACGCCAAGCTCGGCATGGTCCGCCAGCAGTTTGAGTACCTGAAGGACAAGTCCGACACTTCCCAGCGGCACATCAGCGCTGTGTCCCGAGAGATCCAAGAGGTCAACGGCCGTTCCCTGGAGCAGATCCGGGGGCGTTTTGGCTCCGGTCTTACTCCAGCGGTCAAGGGCTCCTACGCCCAGGCCAAGGACCTCAACGACCGGATCAAGGACGTCAACGGGCGGGGACTCGGCTCGGTGACGGGCAAGGTCCGCACGCTGGCCGATGCCCTGGAGAAGGCCGAAGGCAAGGCCGGCGGTCTGGAAGGCAAGCTCATTGCGGTCAACGGGCTCACCGGCTTTGGTGGGGGCGGCGACAACAAGGGGAAGAGCAAGGGCGGCAAGAAGCACGCCCTGGGCGGCGTCATTCCCGGCTACGCACCGGGGGTGGATAACTACCACGCCATCCTCTCTCCTGGTGAGGCAGTGCTGCGGCCGGAGGTCGCCAACGCGCTTGGTTCCGACCGGATCAACCAATGGAACTCGGCAGCAGCCCGTGGCCGTATCTCGCGGCACGCCAAGGGAAAGGCGGGCAAGGGCACCTCGAAGAGCGGAACTTGGCCGCTGTCGATCCTGGAGGAGCTGTACGACATCGTGAACATTGGCCCCGGAATTGGGGCGTTCACGAGCGGCATCGGCATGGCTGGCGCAGGCCAAGCCATCGGTGGTTCTACGGGTTCGAGCGTCCGCCACTGGGGCGCTCAGGCTGGCGGTGATGGCGCCGGCCGACTGGTGAACGACCGCTTCGGCAGGATGAAGGACTTCATTCTTGAGCGGGTTCCCTCGTTCCTAACGAAGGCTCCCACTGGAATCGGAAATCTCATCGGAATCGCCGCAGGCGGCATCGCGCCGACTGCTGGCCAGCTTTTCTGGGATGACGTCTGGAAGGGTGACGGGAACATCCTCCAGCGTGGCGGTCGGTTCATGACCGACATGGTGAAGTCGATACCTAAGATTCTGAAGGATCTTGTATCGAATATCTGGGACTCCGGCGCCGAGATCCTCGGTGCTTTGAAGGACGCGATCTCTGATCCAGTCGGCTTCTTCAACGATGCACTGTCATCGGTGAAGGAGATGTTCCAGGGCATGGTCGACCAGGTTCGTGAGATGGTCCGCCTGCTCCAGGAGATCTGGTCGAATCCGTCCGAGTACGCCGAGGAAGTCTTCGACAACTTCATCGTGCGTGTGCAGGAGCTGATGCCCAACACCACGGGCCTCTTCAAGTTCGCGGATGGCGGGATCGTTCCCGGCTTCGCGCCGGGCGTCGATTCGGTTCCGGCGATGCTCTCCCCAGGGGAAGCGGTTCTCCGCCCGGAGGCTGCTCGCCACCTGGGCCACTCGATGGTGCAGAAGCTCAACTCTCAGGCGAAGGCCGGTACCCTCCCGAGTTCTTCTTCCAGCTCTACAAGTTGGGATGTGACATCTCCTCCTGACGCGAAGGCGTACGAGGAGGCCGTAGCCGCGATCAAGGCTGCCCTGGACGACTTGACCAAGGCAGTGGGGGCTCACAGCGCGTCGGCTCGCACCGACTGGACGAAGGTCTCCGACTCGGTTCGCGTAGCGGTGGACAGCGGCATCAAGCCCGCTCAGCAGCGCTGGATTCAGCACCTTCAGGGCCCGCTCTCACAGGCCGAGAGGAACTTCCAGAACGCGAGCCGGTCTACCTGGACCAACGTGGCGTCGCAGGTCTCCTCGTCGGTGTCCGACACCAGCAGCTCGTTCGCGCGACTGCGCTCGAACCTGGACGACCTGAAGCGGTTCTTCGAGACCAGCTCGACCCGCATCAAGGACGTGTGGCGGTCGGCCATGTCCTACGTGGACAGCTCGACCAGGAGCACGGTGGACGGCCCGTACAACCGCGGCGCCGTCAGCATGATGTCGTCGATGGCGAAGCTTGCCGGGACGAACGCTCCGCTTTCGGCTCTGCACTTCTCTACCGGTGGTGTTGTTCCGGGTTACCGGCCGGGTGTCGACACCGTTCCCGCGATGCTTTCCGAGGGCGAGGGCATCCTCCGCCCGGAGGTTGTTCGCGCACTGGGCACAGAAACGATTCATCGTTGGAACGCCCAGGCTCGTAGGTCCGGAAACATCTACGCCAACGGCGGGGTTGTAGGCCCGGCTTCTTGGTCTGGTGCTTCCGGCTCGGACTGGGTGAAGAAGCACAAGGACGACGACTACGACGGCTACACCTCCGCCCTCAAGGCGGGTTGGACGTCGGTCGTCAAGCCGATGCTCGACACCGTCAAGCAGCGTTTCGGGGCTGCGGGCTCTCTTGCCTCTGGAGGCTTCGAGAAGGCACAGCCCTGGCTCCAGAAGTGGACTTCTTGGGTCGATCAGCACACCTCCGGTGGGGGCGGTGCAGTCGTGAAGAAGGCCATCGAGGAGTACCAGAAGGAAGCCCCGATGGTGGGCGGCTCGAAGTACAACCTCGGCAACGGCGAATCCTGGTGTGCCGACTTTGTCTCCTACGTGGTGGACAAGGCCGGAGCCACTTCGGCTTACGGCAACTCCCCCAAGGGTGCTCCTCAGAACCGGTGGCCGGCAGTGGCTACCTGGAACGCGGCAATGCGCCATGTTCCGGTTTCCCAGTCGCAGCCCGGCGACCTTCTGACCTACAGGGGCGACGGCCACATCAACATCAAGACCGGTGCTGATGAAACCATTGGTGGCAACGAGTCCAACTCCCTCCGTCGCCAGCGTGGTTACTGGCGTTCGGCTACGGCTGCTCTCCGCCCATCGGGCGGCGTGGCCTCGTCGGACGGGCCAGTTCTCAATCCGTGGCCAGGCAGTGTTCCGAAGTTCTCGGGGACACTCGGTGGCGGTGTTGATGGGGAGATCGCCAAGGCCATCGCCAAGGCCATGTCCCTCACCGGGGTCAGGGGTTCCAAGTGGGCTGACGGCATTGCAACGATCATCCGTCGTGAGTCCGGAGGCAATCCACGGGCCATCAACAACTGGGACTCCAACGCTGCGGCAGGGAACGCTTCTCGCGGTTTGATGCAGGTGATCCCGACCACCTTCCGTGCCTATCACCAGGCCGGTACGAGCTGGGACATCTTCGATCCAGTGGCGAACATCGCCGCCGCGATCAACTACATCAAGTCCAGGTACGGAGACATCTCCCGAGTGCAGCAGGCCGACCCCAGCAAGCCCCCGAAGGGCTACTGGACAGGAACGAACTATGCGTCTCCTGGCTTGGCGCTCGTGGGCGAGAAGGGACCCGAGTTGGTGAACTTCCGTGGTGGTGAGCGGGTCTACAACAACGCGGAAACCCGCGATCTCCTCGGACAGCGCTACGAGATCCACATTCATGAGGCCAAGAGCGAAGACACGACTCAGGCCGTGATTCGCGGCCTCAAGTACGTGGAGACCATGTACGGCATGTAACAGATGGCATGAAGGGCCCCGGCTTCGGTCGGGGCCCTTTGTGTTGTCCGGATAGCGAGGTGTTCAATGCCAATTCCGGGTTACCGGCTCCCCAGTTGGGAGGACAATGCCCCGATCATCGGAGTCCCCCCGGAACCGGATCACTGGGGCCATACCAAGGTCACGATCACCGGGGCCAACGGCACGGGCGAGGAGATCCACCTCACCGACTTCTCCGGCCGGGCCTGGCCGGCCGTCTTTCTGCAGGACGGTGCAACGGGCCTCGACATGCCTCCGATGGAGGTCTACGCAGACACAAGTCCTAACCTCGACGGGGGCTGGTTCCGCTCCACGAGGGCGGCCGAGCGGGCGATCCTGCTCCCCCTCTACCTGTACGGCATCGACCGCAGGACGATCCTCAACCTGAAGCGGAAGCTCTCCCGCACGCTCAACCCGAAGAACGGTTACTGCGTGCTGCGCTTCACCGAGGGCGACAGCACATCCCGATACCTCACCGCCTACTACAAGGGCGGCATGGAGGGCAACGAAGGCTCGGACAATGCCGGGTTCACCTGGTGCCGGTACGGCATCCAACTCACAGCCTTCGACCCCTGGTTCTACGGGGACCGCGACGTCATAGCCGAGTGGAAAACCGGCGTCGGCAAGGTCTTCCTGAAGGGGGCGGACAAGCCGTTCCTCCCTCTGGCGATCAGTGAGGGAACTATCTCCTCGCGCGGGGTCGCCATCTTCAACCCCGGCGACGTGGAGGCATGGCCGGTCTGGGAGATCGGGGGCCCGGTTCGTTCGTTCACGATCTCCAGTCCTGACGGCCGGAAGTTCGGCATCAACCCGAAGGACCCCAGCGTTGATCTGATCAGCACGGGCGAGACGCTGACGATCGACACACGTCCCGGCTACAAGACGATCACCCGCTCCAACGGAGAGAACTTCTGGCCGCGCCTCGACCCGAACCCCGCGATGTTCGAGCTGCCTGCCGGTGAGTCGAAGGTCAACGTCCAGATGAATCCGGGTGCGTCGAACGCGGCTCTCCGCCTCCAGATCTCCCCTCGCTTCGAGAGTTACTAGGAGGGGCGATGGGATACAGGATCTTCGTCCGGGACTCCCCTGGAGCGGACGGCAGGATGCCGCTCCTGGGCGAGATAGACACCTGGATCAAGCTCGACTTCACAGTCCGCTTCAACCAGCCAGGCTCCTGGCAGATGCTCGTCCGCGTCGGCACGCCACACGAGCGGCTGCTGAAGCAGGGCCGCGGAATCGTCATCTACCAGGACGGCGTACCCGACCCCATCTTTAGCGGGAGCATCGAAGCCTTCGAGAAGTATTGGACGACCGAGCAGCACACGGAGCCGGGCTCGGTGTTCATCGGCGGGAAGTGTGACAACCAGATCCCGTTCAACTACCTGGCCTTTCCCTCGGTGGTGGGTGAAGGGACGGACGCGATGAAGCTCCGGCCCATCTCGAACCAGTGGGATGGGATCGACAGGCGACCCGCAGGCGGCGCCGTGGGCCAGGCCGTGTGGGTCGAATGCGACCTCGCGTTCGGCGCCCGCGCACTGCCTGACCGTGCGCTTCCCAGTGTGGTCGTCGGTGCCAACCCGAACCTTGGCAACGAGATCAAGGACACGCTCCGCTACGACAACCTTGGCACCAAGTTCGGTGACTGGCTCAAGGACAAGCGGACCGGCTTCCGGTTCCTCTACAACCCGATCTCACAGAAGATCGAGCTGAAGATCGCCAACTGCCGTGATCGCGGGGGGTTGATCCGGTTCTCGCCTGAACTGGGCAACATCAAGCAGTACACCTGGCAGCTCAAGGCCCCCACAGTGACCCGAGCCATCGTGGCCTGCCAGGGCGAGGGCAAGGAACGGTACATCTTCCAGGCCACCGACACCGAGGCAGAGAAGGTCTGGGGCTCGGTGGTCGAGCTGTTCGTGGACCGCCGCGACATCCCTCTGAAGACCGTCAACGGCAAGGTCGAGCTGGCCGCCCGCAAGAACGACGACGGCACCGAGGACATCGGCACCGGCCCGGACGGAAAACCGTGGCCCGGCAAGTCGCCGGCCGAGCAGAAGGCAGCAGCCCTCAATCACTACGTGAAGGCTGTCCAAGATGCCGCGAAGGCAGCCCTCAAGGAGGGCGAGAAGTCGGGCCACTTCCAGGTTTACCCGATCGACACCCCGCAGTGCATGTACGGCAGGGATTACGTGGTGGGCGACATCGTGACCGTGGAAGCCGATGGTCAGACGATCACGGACAAGGTGAATGAAGTAACCATCACGGTGGACGACGGGGGTCGTATCGAGTCGGTGACTCCGAAGATTGGCGATCAGGGAACTGGTCAGCCTTTGAACCTCTACAAGCAGGTCTTTGAAATGCGAGAGAAGCTGCGCAAGTTGGAAGCGAGGATGTAGATGGCTGAGATCAGTTATCCGTTCGACAAGGACACCAACATAGGCAAGCCCGAGGAGGGTGGAGGTCGAGCCGCGGTCACTCAGAACGACTGGCAGAACCTCGCAACACAGTTTGCTGATGACCGGATTGACCACGTTCTGAATAGCGGAAACATGGTCGCTGAGTCGATGCCCTTCTATGCCGAGGTGTACGACGTGAACACCATCAGGGTGCAGCGGGGCGAGGCCACGGTCGGCGGCTTCTACTACAAGCTGGACGCGCCGACGACGGTTCGCGTGGAACACAACCTCGACCAGAAGTACGACCGCCAGGACCTTCTTGTGATCCGGGTTGATCTCGCTAAGGGTTACGGCAAGGTGGAGGTTTCCCAGGGAGCGGCTACGGCCAACCCCCAGGTGCCGAAGGTGCTCAAGGAGCGCGGAGGCCGGTGGGAGCTTCCTCTCTATGTGATCCGTGTCCCCAAGAAGCAGGGCCAGCCGGTCATCTCCCCTGTCCATCCGTACAAGGCCCCGGAGGACGTTTCCGCGGTGGCCCCGGCCCAGTCGGTAGCCGCACACCAGGCGGAGGGCTCGTTCATTCGCAACCTTGCCCCATCGGCCGGCGGTGGCCAGTACGAGGCGTTTGCCGGTGCCGACGGCTTCGCCATCACGCGGGACCTGGGCGATACGAGGACGTACACGCCGGAGATTCGGTACACGCGGGTTACGCCCAGGGGGCTGGTCACCAGGGGGCGATACCGGCGTATCGCTCCCAACCTTGTCTGGTACTCCGCCGATATCAACAACCCGACCAATACCGACTATTGGAATGACGCGCAGGACAACTGTATGGCGTTTACTCTCCCCAAGGATGCCCAGCTTCATGGCGCCAACGGCCAGGTGTTCTCGGGGGTCATGGTGAACGGCGGATACGACGCCGGTATGCCGAACTTCGTAGACCTCCGCGGCTACACGTGGGGTGGCCATAAGGGCGACTACGTTCGGATGCTTTATCAGAACCCGAAATACCTTCACGAGGGCCTTGATTACCTCCGTGTCTTCCCTCGCAAGTCGTACATCCTCTTCTCCGGCGTCTACGAGACGCAGGGCCTCAAGTAACCGGGAGGGCACATGACACGCAACGTATTTGGTGGCACGGCTGCGGACGCGGCTGAGAATGAATCTGGTGGCCGCCTACCGAACCTGAAGGGGCGGGTCTACCTCACGGAGGAGGACCCGAACGAGGTGAAGGATCTCCTCGACATGGCGGGCAACGAGTTGAAGGACGGCTTGCTCACCGATGAGCGAGGCATGATCCCGATGTTCCAGGGCCCGTATGGGATCGAGCAACTGTGGGTGGACTTCAATGCCGGCCGCGTGATGCTGACACCGAATGACGTCGGCAAGCGGCTCCAGTCGCACCTTGTACAGGATGACCCACACGGCTCGAAGCAGTACACCAATGACCGGCTGGGGAACTATGTCACCCTGCCCGGCACCAACACCATTCCACTCGAAACGGGGCGCAGGTGGCTGGAGATCTTCAGCCAGGGCACCGCTCCTAGTGGTGACACCCTCGTGCAACGACAGGCCGGCGACGACAAGTTCAACTTCGCCCTCCGGCAAAATGGCAGCGTTATTCACGTTGCGCACTCCGCCAACAACATTCCGCTGGAGATCCAGGCAGGCGACAAGCCGCACAAGTACGCCATGGTCATCAACGATGGAATGCGTGGCAACGCGGACTCCGCCTTCAAGGTGGACTTCGCGGGCAATATCGACAGCAGCGGCAACGTGACAGTTGGTGGAGACGTCGCGGTCGGCGGAACTGTGGCGGCAGCAAATATCGGTACAGCCCGAGTCTTTTCCGGGACGGTTGATCCTGCCACTCAAGGAGTCACACTCAAGCCCGGCGATATTTGGGTTCAGTATGGCAGCTAGCTATAACAAGGTTGTTCTCTGGGATGGAACCCGATGGACTGAGCTGCCGAAGAAGATGTGGGACGGGCAACAGTGGACCGCTAAGCCGAAGTTCCGAGTATGGGACGGCGCGGAGTGGATGGCCAAGTATCCCGACCCCGTGTACTACCCAGCCTGGCTGGACTCCAACGGCGGCATCAAGGACGGCGAGTACCGGACCTTCAAGCTCCCCCAAGGGATGCGCCTCGGGGACTTCGTGATCACCCTGTGCGTGTCTCGCGACTCCATGCCACAGCTCCTCAACCCGGCCGGGAACCTGACCGCCACGAAGCAACTCGCCTCGGGGACGTGGGTCTCCGCGGTGATGTTCCGGTACGACGGCGAGTGGAACCTCCGCAACGGTGACTCGGTGCGCTGGAGGGTTCCTGGTGGTGGCGGTGCCTCGATCGCGAACTACGTGTACCGGGGTGCCGAGACCCGGGACATTCCGATCACCCCGTTCCACGAGGTGAAGGAGTACGCGAACGTCAGCGAGGTCCCCCTGAACTCTCCCGCAGGGAACACGACCCTGTTCCTGGCGCTGACCGAGGCGAAGAACCTCACGCACGTGAGGTTCCCGGAGGGCGTGACCTCCCACAAGCCGCCGCTCCAGGGCTCGTTCGGTGAGTTCCAGCTCCTCATTCATTCGGGCGACATGCCTGGTACGGGCAGCACGGGCTTCGGCAAGGTCCTCTTCGATACGACCGTGCCGGCCGCTTCCGTGATCACGATCAAGATTCCAGGTGACCCCAACGGGCAAGGGGTCTGGGTCCTCGGTGACCCTGTGGCTTCTGTCCTCGGTAAGACGACGTATCTCCTGTGAGGTGAACCATGCCCAAGCCGAATCTGACCTCGTGGGGCAAGCGGGAGGTGGTTGCCCCGAAGACGATGATGGACCGCATCACGACCCCGCAGAAGTATTACGGCAAGATGCCGTACTTCTCTGCACGCGGGTGTGCCAGCAACACCACCAACCCCCGGAGCGGGATGGCGCTCTATAAGGGCCAGTTCGTAGATGTTCTCTGGCCCGCGGCCAAGGTGAAGAACTTCGGGTTCACGACTTCACCTGATGGGAAGTACTTCATCGTCCCCGAGGACGGCATTTACCACATGCACTTCCAGGCTGCGACGTACGGCGACAAGAACCGTACGACTGGAAACAACATCAATGTCTATATCGAGGCCGAGAACAACGCTGCCGGTAACGGCGCTATCGGTGAACTCGGTGTGGTGATTCAGCAGCATGTGACGACGAACTACTACCACTCGACGCCGGTAGGGGTTACCGAGTTCCTGACCAAGGGCACGAAGCTCAAGGCGAAGGTGTACCTCGACGGCGGCGCCGAGGGGCACTGGGTCATCTCGGATGGCGCAGTGGATACCTCCTTCCACGTCTTCATGGTGGCCCCGAGTTCCGAGGGCTGGCACTACGCGACCCCCGGGCCAGCCCCGACCATGAAACCCTGGGCGGACGACGAGGGCCTTGACGAGCAGCGCATGAACGAACAGACCACCAGCCAGTTCAACGCCCTGGAGAACCGGGCGCGAGTGACCGGCCGCGGAGTCGCCTTCAACTGGAAGGGACAGCGCGAGGACAAGAACGCGGTCACCTGGGCTGGCATCTACCGAAACAGCACCCGGCCCGGCTGGCTCCAGGAAGCGGAAGCCGACCCCGGTTGGGGCGCCAAGACGGCCGTGGAGATCCCCTGGGACGGCATCTACCTCGTCTCCGTCATCGGCAACGCCCGCCACAGCGCCCAGCCCATCGCGAACGTCCAATACATCTACCAGGTGGCCATCTACGACAGCGGCGGGGCTGCCGCGAAGCCGATCCTGCTCAGCCAGGGAGGCAACGCACGCACGGACCACGAGTCCGGTCAGCTCATCAGCGACGTGGTGTTCCTCAAGGCGGGCACCAAGCTGAACGTCCGCTTCTGGGGGGCCAATTCGGCAACGAACTGGGACTCAGGCCGTGATGGTGGATCTTTGGGCAGCCCGCGCTGGTGGAACTTCGCGGTCACCTATCTCGGAAGGGGGACTTATGGCAGCGGTGGATGAGAAGTGGGCTAGTCGCCAGAAGGTTGACGCAGCCACACTGAACCGGGCTTCTTACGCTCCTATTCAGGTGCTGGCCAACCCCCCGGCTTTCCGGGCGGTCGGCATGACCAACGACAACGTGACTGCTGAAGCGCCGATCGCTTGGAGGCAGTACACCCCCACGGGCGGGTTCACGAGCAAGGACCGGATTGACTTCAAGCCCCCGGTGCCCGGCCTCTACTGGGTAACCTGCACAGCCACGTTGACCACCCCAGCGAACTGGGATGGACTCACCAATACGGGAACGCTGCTCGTCCAGGTGGGAACCGCAGAGGGATCTTCGGCTACGACCGTCATGAAGGGCTTCACCTCGACCAAGGTGAAGGGAAGCTACCAGGCTGCCCACACCTCCGGCCTGATGTACCTGAACGCCAATCAAACCCTGCGGGCATCAATCCTGGGCTACGGAGGAACATGGACCAAGGCCAAATCCGGCAACCCTGAAGAGTCGCTTTCCGCGCTCTCCGCGGTCCTCATAGCCCCCGACGCGACCAGTTAGTGAGGCCGCATTGAATACCACAACCTTCATATTGAATCTCTTCGGGATCGCAGGAATCTTGGCCACCGTAGTCGGTGGCTTTGTTGTTGTCCGGGCAGCCAGGGAAGTCAAGACGGCCGAGGTCTGGAAGGCCGAAGCCGAAGCACAGAAGGCTCGCGCTGATCGCCTCCAGGAGGACCTGACCGAGATCAAGGACCGCCTTGGACGCATCGAGGAGGAGAACAAGCGCCTGGTGCAACTGGTCTCAACCATCGACCCCGAACGACTGAACATCTTCCGCCACCACTGAATGAACGAACCGTCTGCAACCAGTTAGTTCACGCAGGGGCCGTCCGACTGGACGGCCCCTTTTCCATGCCCGAAAGGGGGCAGCATGAGTCAGGTTTCGAAGGTCCTTTCCATAGCCGCAGGTGAAGTCGGCTACCGGGCCGAGCGAGCGCCCGGTGAACGGCCGTCCGGCCACCAGAAGTACAGCCCAGAGGTTCCCGGCCTGGAGTGGTCGCAGTACCAGCCCTGGTGCGCAACGTGGGTTTCGTGGGTCGCGATGAAGGCCGGCGTGGTGGATCTCTTTCCCCGTACGGCCTCGGTATGGACCGCTATGCAGTGGTTCAAGAACAAGGGCCGGTGGAGTGCCTACCCTGCTGTGGGTGCCCAGGTCATTTACGGCACGTCGGGCAGCACGCACACCGGTCTCTGCGTCGGATTCGACTCGACGTGGATCTACACCGTGGAAGGCAACACGTCGCTCACCAACGACGCCAACGGCAACGGCGTCATGCGGCGGCAGCGGCGGCGGCGCGACGACTACGTCCACGGCTACGGTCTACCCGCCTACAGCGAAGGCATCGTCACCGCGGACCCTGCCCTGAAGGGCAAGCCCGGCTACACCTACGCGACGCAGGCTTCGGGCCCGACCGGCAGCACGGGCGACTCGTCGGGCGCAGATAAGTACAAGATCAAGAAGGGGCAGACGCTCGCGGGCGTCGCGGCGCTCCTGGGCGTGAGCCTTGCCGCACTCCTGGCGGTCAACCCCCAGATCAAGGACCCAGACGTGATCCGCCCTGACCAGGAGATCAACGTCCCCAAGCAGACGGAAAAGCCGAAGCCCCCGCCCGAGAAGCCCACACCGAAGCCGGAGCCAGAGCCGTCAAAGCCTCCGAGCGGTTCCTCGACGTACATCGTGCAGAAGGGCGACACCCTTGGGGCCATCGCGCACAGGCACGGAATCTCTCTGGCGCAGCTCCTCGCGTGGAACCCCAAGCACCAGGCGGACCCGAACCTCGTCGTCGTGGGCCAGGTCGTCTCCGTGAAGGGGCCGGCCGCTCCGACGAGCACTCCGCGGCCGACCCTTCGGCCGGTAACTCCCAAGCGGATCGCGCCTGTTGTGGAGCAGCCGTCGAAGCACGGCAAGCACTGTGAGTGCTGCGGCCAGCTCGACGGCATCAAGAAGGAACTCGGCGACATCAAGAAGGAACTCAAGGAGATCAAGGAAGTGGTGAAGCCGAAGCCGACCCCTCCTCCGACTCCGGACCAGAAGCCTGAGCCCCCGGCCAAGCCCAAGCCTCCGATGGAGACCAAGCCTCCGGCACCGGTCCAGCCCGAGCAGTCCAAGCCGACCGACATCCCGGTTGTACCGCAGCAGATCATTCCTACCCCGGAGGTGCACCTTGCTCCGTAACCACATCGTCCGTTTCCTCGGTGTCCTGGCGGCCTTCACTCCGCTCCTGGTCGCCCTCGTCCCCCAGGTGGACTGGGTGACCCTGATACCCCTGTCCATCGCGCTCCTCGGTGGCGCCGAGGCCGCCCAGCGCATGGAGGACAGGAAGACTGCGGAGGCTCTTGCCGAGCCCGCCCCTGATCTGGCTGCCGAAGTGGCGCAGGCACGACTTGCGCTCCTTGAGGTAGAGCACGCCGCCACGGTGGGGACCGTGAAGGAGTAGATGAGAACGCCCGCGAATGAATGAACTAACCGCAGCACAATGGTTGGTACAATGTGGGCACAAAAAAGAGCCGGGGCCCCATGAGGGGCCCCGGCTCTTTGTGTATCCATTAGTCCTTGAAGTGCTTCACGATCTTGACCGGAGGACCAGCCTTGCCCGTTCGCTTGGTTTCGACCAAGGCTCCGATACGCGCTGCTGCGGCTTCAACGTCCGCCGACCGCGCCCCGAGCTGCCGGAGCACGAACGACCAGGTGACTCCATCCGACCCGGCCTCGGTCAGAATCTGCCTCAACTGTGTGTCCAGCATCAGCCTTCCTCCACCTCATCCATGTTGATCCAAACGCCTGGGGCCCAGCGTCGCGCCAGGGCCGCGTACCGCCCCCGCACGATGCGGTTGGGTCGCCTCTGGGGCATCTGACCCGGGTTCACAGCAGGTCAGCCATCGGGTTCTTGGGCGTCTCTTCCTTTTTCCTCGCAAGAGCCGTCTTCTTGGCAGTCGGCCGCTTGGGACCTGTGCTGGCCGCCCGCTTCCGCGGTGCCGGCCGTTCCCTCTGTGTAGGGACAACGGCGAGCTTCGGCCGCTCCTCGGGCTCCTCCTGGTGCTCGGGCTCGCCCTGCACCTGGTCGTTTTTGGCAGGGTCAACGAACCGGATCACAAACGTGGGGGCGCCGCCCTTCGCTCCGGAACCCTTCCGCTCCATCACCACATCCGGCATCTTCTCGACGGCGGCCGTCAGCGAGTCGGCGTTGCCTCGGGTACCGAGCGACCGAAGGATGAGCGTCCGGGTCGCCTCTCCGCCGAAGCGCTGAAGCGCCTCTCGGATGATCTGCTCCACCGACTTCATCTGTCGGCCCGTCCCGGCCTGAGCCTCGTTGATCAGCTTCTCCGTGCACGCCATGCTGTACTCGATCAGGGCGTGAGCGGCCTTCCAGGCCCGAAGCGGAACCACGGTCTTACGCTCCGCGGCCGTCAGCAGACAGGCGATGCGGAGAAGGTTCTCGTCCCCACGCTCGATGAAGCAGGACACCTCCTCGGGCAAGGACGCGCACCGGTCATCGAACTCCAGCCGGTACGCATCGTGCACCTTGGCCGCCTCCGGCGACAGCTCCATTTCCCTGGCCTTCTCCCGAGCCCACCGGTACGCCTTGGTCAGTGCCGGGGTCTCCTTCACCGCGTCGAGCGGTCGCTTGATGTCGGAGGGCAGGTTCTTGGACTTCTCCACCAGGAAGTGCGGGATGCGGTTGAAGGCGCCGCCGAGTGCAACCTCCGGCTTTACCAGCGGCGCCCAGCGGCCCGGCTGGATGTGCGCGTGGTAGCCGAGGAGTGGGCGCTCGATCCTCTGTTCCTCGCGCTTGCCGCCCTTGCCCTTGGTGGTGTTGGCGACAGCCACGCCATCCCATGCGTTGATGAGCTGATCGTGGTAGGTGGCATCCCGATTCGCCCGCTTGAGGATGGACGCCCACTCGTCTTCCGCGACCATCACTCGACCGTCCCGGCCGTCCTCAGAGGTAAGCGACTCCTGCTCGACCTCGAACAAGGTCGTCACAAGCGCCGGCCCGGACGAGATTCCCTTACGGCTCCTAGTGGAAAGGAAGGCGCCGATGGATGGATCAACGATCGCGCGAGCGGTCGCCAGGGCGAAGCCCTTACGCCCGATCTTGGACCGTCCCACGAGGGCCGACCAGAACACTGTGGGCCGCCCGTTGGGCTGAAGCACCTGACCGTTCACGGCGGCCGACCACAGAGACAGTGTGGCCGCGTACACCCCAATGGGGTCAGCCTCCGTGTGTGGCATCGCTGCCATAACCGCCTTGCCCAGGGGGCCGTACTGCATCGTCTTGAACTGATCATTCATGGCTGTACCGTTCTCCTTTGACTAGGCCGCGACGGCTTCGGCTGTGTTGGTGGTGAACAGCTCCGCGAAGTGCGCGGCGAAGCGGTCGGCGTGCTCCTGGCACAGGTCGTAGGAGTCCGAGCCGATCGTCAGCTCCGTGACTCCCTCGGCGGTTTCGCCCTTGGCTGTGCACGCGTCGCAGGTGATTTGCTCGATCATCTTCCTTGCCATCGTGGTTCCTTTCGCCCGATGAGCCATGAAGAAGGGGCCGCCGTAGCGGCCCCTCAACAGAGCTGATCGGTTTTGCGTTTGTGGTCAGCCGCGCACCGCGTAGGCGTACCGGCCGAACGCAGTGATCTCGTGGTCGTCGTCGATGAACTCGAAGTTCCGGAGCCGCGTACCCGAGGTGCCGAGTCCCTTGATCTTTCCGCCCTTGCCCGTGGGGCGGTCGCCTGCCATCTGGCCCAGCACGTTCAGGTTGAAGTCCGTCAACGTGTGGACTCGCTCAAGGAGCGTCATCTCCTCGATGCGTGCCGTGCGCTCGCAGCCCGAGCCCTCGCGCTTGTGCCAGTTCTTCTCGCGCCCCTTGGGGACGGGCAGCTCCTCGTAGTGCTTGGCTGCCTCTTCTTCGCTCTCGATGACGTCAGACTGCGAAATCGTGGCAGGAGTGGCAGGCGTGGTGACCGTCGAGCCGTTCATGACCGCCTGGCGGTACGCCTCCTGGATCTCGACCGGGATGCGGCCACGGTCGTTGACCTCGTAGCCGTTTTCCCGCGCCCAAGCCCTCACCGTTTTGGTGTCGAGGGTGATTCCGCTGCGGGCCGCCGACCGCTGGGCGGGGCGGCCGGCCTCGCCTTGAGCCTTCCGTCCGGCAGCCACGTACGGGGCCAGGAGCGTGCGAAGCTCCGCCTCGTTCTCTCCGGTCAGGTCGATCTCGAACGAGGCTCCGTCGAGCCCGAAGGTGATGGTCTGGATAATGCCGGGCTCGGCGCTCTCCGTGCCGTCCAGGTCGTCAACGTTGACAATGAGAACCTTGGTAGCCATGACTAACTGCTCCTCTTCATAGGTGGGTTGGGATGACCGACCGGCCATGGAAAAGGCCCCGACCGGAGTCGGGGCCTGACCAAAGCCCAACGGGCTAGTGAGTGAACGTGTTCAGCGTCGGTTCCCTCGGTAGATGTCGCCCTCTATGTAGGTGATCGCCGAACCGTCCGGCGCCCTCATCGCGTAGTAGTAGTCCGCCTCTGACCACAGGAACGACCATCCGGCCGTGAGCAGGGAGTCGTACACGGTTCCATCGCCTCCGGACCCCGCGAAGAACCCATCGCCCACGCAAGATTCACTTGCCAAGATGCGAATCACATCGTCCGCCCCTTTGGCGCCCTCAAGCTCCTTGAGCTGCGCGTCGATCAGGTCCCAGAACTTGTCAAACACCCTCAGTGTTCCTTTCGTGGATACAACAAAGGCCGGGAATGATCCCGGCCTTGAACAACGAGAACCGACTAAGCCGATCGGCTGGGCGTCGCCCTCCGTATTGCGATGACCTGCACTTCATCCGCCCGGCTGGCCGTGCCCGTGTAGGCAACTGCAATCATCCGGGGGAAGTCTTCAAGCGGGTTCCGCCCCTCTTCGAGGATGCAGGGGCGGGATATTGGCGTGTCCTCGCCCTTCAGACGGAACTCAACGTGCCAACGGGTCAGGTCGTCCACGTCAGTCACACTCCACGGGGGTAAGAACGATCTCCTGGCCGTCGTCCAGGACGTACACCAACTCGTCGCCCTGCATGTCGAGCACTTCGCAGATGGCTGCGATGTCATCGGACGACAGGCAGAGTCGGGGGCGCCTGTTGGTGGTCATCATTGGTGCACCTCGTAGGGCTGTGCTGCGAAGAACTTCATGTGAAGTGCCTTGATTTCCTTGCGCCTTGCTCGACGCTGCGGGCGGTTGAGGTCACCGGGCAGTACCAGGACCGCCCGATCTATGAGGAGGTGGGGCGAGCGGTTCCGCACGTGCACGGCGCACCGCTCACAGGACGCCCAGGGCTCAGCGAACACACGGGTATAGGGGCCGTCGAACATCACGATCGCTTTGACGGTTGCGAAGGCCGTCGTGGGCAGGTCCGCGGAGCAGAAGTCGCAGACCCCCCTCAGCCGGCTGGGGTCCACGGGTACGGGCTCGGGGTCGTGGTCCCACTCCTTCCCGACCCACGCCGGGTGCTTGTAGGTGACGACCCCGGTTGCGAACGGCATGTACGGGTCGAGCGGGACACAGCAGGTGTCGCACATCATCGGCGGGAACATCAGGCGGCCGTCCTCATGTCCGCGTGCAGCTCACGCCTGGCGTTCACGTAGGTCTCAGCGGCCCGCCGCACGAGGATGCCGACGACCTTCGGCTTGTCGTGGAAGCGTGAGCGGTTGACGTGCTCCCCGATCGCCTCGAACAGGTGCTGTATCGCCCGCAGTCGGGTCTTCACGTCCTCGTGGTGGGCGGCGTCCTCTGCCGCGTCCAGCACGGAGTCCTCCAGCTCGATGTAGTCCTTGATGCGGCTCACTTGTCCGCCCCCATGGACCACGCGTTGAACTGCTGCTGAATCAGGCCCATGACCCGCTGCATGGTCTGTGCGTCGCGCCAGAACTCCACTCGGCTCGCCTTGCCCACCCAGTACAGTTCGCGGCCGGTGAGGACGAACGACCCGTCAGGGTCGGCTGTTTCCAGGGCCTTCCACGCGTCCCAGAGGCCGTCCGCCTCCTGGTCGGCGGTGCAGTTCCGGCGAGCGGCTGCAACCGCGCTGTGGAGGCTTTCTCGTGATCCGTCATCGAGCTTGAAGCGGATGTGTTCCACGCTGGACATCGGTCGTTCCTTCCTGTCTCGGCTCTAGGCGTGCCCTAGAAGCTCGACACCAGGGGCTCACATCCCAACTTGAGCCCCTGATATCCAGCCGCTAAGCGTCAGTAGTTGCGTACGAAGTGCCAGGTACCCCGGCCCTCGTAGAGGGCCAATTCGCCGGAGAGCAGCCGGTCTTGGGCCTCGCTTACCGCGATGGCTCGCATGTGACTCTGGTACTCCTTCGGCAGACGCTCCCAGTAGTGGTCTTCCTGCTCCAAGATGTACGCGGCGTATGCGTTCTCCTCCGGGCCTATCTCTTCCTCCACCGTCCCGATGAACCGGTCTTCGCACGTCTCGTACAGCTCTTCCACGCTCACCTCTCCGTGGAAGTGCGCCACCACCACGGCCGGGAAGTCGTCCAGTGCCAGCGCGATCAAGTGGAGGTCATCAATCGACTCGTACTCTCCGAGCTGGATACCGCCAAAGTCCTCGTAATCGTGGATCGCGAACTCTTCCGCGCCAGGTATCGGGGACGCTTCCAACATGAGCTGGATCTCACGGTTGATCGAGTCCGGGTCTTGCGTGGCGTCAATCCATTCGCCGTGCAACATGCCGTTGTTGTAGGACGCGAGGCACGCGGCGTAGATCTGGTGCATGGGGTTAGCTCCTGGGCTTTCGAGCGTCGGCAATCGGGATGATGTCGGGGGAAGTGATCAAGTGCGGCGGTTCGCCCCTGCTGGCCGAGTACCAGTCCTGAATGACTAGGTGCGTGATGTTGTCGCGCTTCATCTTGGGTTCGCCGTACACAACCCCAATGACCACGCCGCGCGATCGGCTGCGGCTGTACCGGGTCCGATACTCAACCCACATGCCGACCTGGAGTGTTGAGCGGCTTACCATCCCGACCACCATGAGCGGACCTCGTCCGGGTCCTCGTCGTAGCACTCGGTTATGACCTCATCCAAGGTGTAGTGCGGGTTCTCCAGAAGGGTCATGACCGCGTTCACGACCATGTTCATCAGGTCCGTATCCCGCTCACCCCCGGCGAGTTCATCCGCCACCAGGTCCATGCCGTTGTTGACCGCGCTGGAAATGTCCTCGCGGGTCCACACGTAGACAGGTTCGTGAACGTCTCCGGACAGAGCCGCCGCCCGCTCGCCCACCTTCACCACGTGGGAACCGATTACACGGGTGATCTCTTGAGTCATCGTCATAGGGATGTCCTTACTCTCCGTCTCGAACCAGGGGCGCGTGTCCATGAAGAACTGCAATACTCTTGAGGTATACGGACGCTTCCTTGAAGACCGCTTCCGCCTTGTCTTGCGCTACGTCGCACGCATCCGACGCATTGGGCGCCCACACGTGAAACGTCACGGGGTCGTCTTGGCCGTACTCCCGGAAGTCGTCCGCGCCCGACTCCCACCAATCCGATTCCCAGTCCAAGACCACGGTGTAAGGCAGGTCACCCCCACGGCCGGCCTGGGCCTGAGCCTGGAACTCCCCCAGCAGTGACCGCAGTAGCTCTTGGTGGTCCGGGCCGTTGCCCTTCATCCGCCACTCGAACTCGTGCCACTTGATCCGCTCGATCGCATCGCGGAGCGTCTTGGAGGCAACCGATTCGTTGACCGGCTCCGGGCATACGTGCCGCTCGTTCTCGCAGTGACCGCAGTACACATCGTCATCCGGGCCTGCGTCGTAATCGGAGGGGTAGGCCGCAAGGTCCATCCGGCATTCCGAGCACTCAACCATTCCGGTCCACTCGTTGATCCGCATCACACGTCCGCCTTCACGGTCAGACGGTCGATGAACGAGTCGTCAACGTCGTAGAGGTATTCGTGTTCTTTCGACGCGGGAAGCGTCCTCCAGAATTCGCCTGCCGCATCCTCCGCCACGTCCTCGTTCTCTGCCTGTACCTCGAAGCGGTAGGTGGCCGTTTGGAAGTATTCGATCTGGTACGTCTTCACGTCAGCGGCCCTCAATCCATACGCCGTTGTGGTTGATTCGAGCGGCACCGGTCAGGAAGCCGTCCGCCGCACCGTGCCCCTTGAAGGGCACCCAGATGCCCACGTGATCGCCCTTGATGTACTCGATGGACCCGCGATAGGTCCCGGCCTCGCGGCCGGTGTACTGGCAGTACGGGAGCTTTACCCGCACTCGCTTACCGACCTTGAAGCCGGTCATGTCGAGCGTGGCCATGTGCCGCGTTGCCGCCATTTCGTCTCACCTTTCCTTGCACTCTCTTCGGTTCTGAGAGTCCATAGACCGGCTCACATCCCAACTTGTGAGCCCGCCTAAAGCACCTCAGCGGTGCGGCCACACGGTCCCGACCTTGAACGAGGCTCCGCCAGGAGCGACGAGGCGGACATGTCCGCACAGCGCCCACGGGGAGCGGTTCACGCGCCACTGTGCAGCCGTCTTGGCTGCCTCAAAGGTCCAGTAGGTCATCCCGTATTCCTGCACATCGAAGACCCCTTCAGAGTCCCGTGTGTTCACCGTGATTACGTAAGTGGAGTCGGGGTTGTCTACGGCCCTAACGGCTTCGATCATCTGACTCACTTCCGTATCCGAATATCCGTATCCGGATCGGTGGGTGTTGTGGTCCACGATGATGTCTCGGATTGCATTGTGTGCCATGTAATCCATGTCAGACCCCCAGCTTTGCGCGGCCGTGCGGCCAGCGGACCGGGTAACAGGTCTCGCAACCGCGCTGGATCTCTCGCAGATCAGATGCGGTCGGATACAGGCTCATATTACGGAGGCCGTCTACGTAATTCGGGATGCACTCGCAGTCGCCCTCTCGCTCGCGGTCCGCGCAGTCGTAGCAGACTCGATCCGACGGGTACTCACCCGTCTTGAGCCACGTGTCACAGTCCATGCATTGCGAGTATTCGAGCGATGCCATCGCGTCTTCAACATCGCAGGATGAGCAGTTAGAGCAGTGCGGAACTTCCGGCATTTCCCGGATCACGTCGTCGCCGGTCACACCCTCGGGGAGACGGTACAGATCTTCAATCATCCGTACAGCGTTGTCCCATTCGAGTTCAGACAACCGCTCATCATCCAAGACGGGATAGTCGGCCAGCGCCGCGCCAATCTTCCGCGCTATCTCGTGCCCGGCGCGACTGGACGCGTCCCACACAATCCACCCCTTGTGGCTGTAAGTCTCCACACCAGCGACCTTGAATGCGGCGAGCGCGCTTTCACAGTTGACCCTGATCCGATTCTCGGAACAGTCGCAGTTGTAGTAACTGTGGACATCCCACACGGTCAGGGGCTCGCCCGTACCGTCATCCACCATTCCGAACCCTCGCCAACCGAACTCGAAGGCGAGTTCAGCCATGTCATCAAGGTCGGGGGCATACCGCGAACTGTCGGCGTACCCCCGTGCGAAGTCGTTGAATTTGACGTCAATGATCACACTCATGGCATGTACCCTTCCTAGTCACTCTCGCCTGTTACTAGAGCGCCATACTCGCACCCTCAAGTATCACATCCCAACTTGAGGGCATGAGTAAAGCGCGCTACCGCGTAGCTATGAGAGTTCCCCTGTGGATCTTTTGAGCCTGTCCACGCAGTAATCTCCAGTGGTTATCGGCATTCACCATGCGCAGCCATGCGCCGCGCCTCATCAGAAGGATTCCCCGTACTGGACTCCCCCAGTGAGTTCAACATCCCAGCCATCCCATATAGTCGGAGCCTTGAACATCTCTTCCCGCACACACTTGAGCGCGTCTCGACTGGTCTCCGCCCACACATGAGAGGGGATGTCCCGCTCATTCTGGTTGGGGTGAGAGAACGTCACGTAATACTGATTCGCAACACCCTCAGTCGGGCAAGGGTGGACAACATCAGGGATGAGACGGAACCCGTCACGCTCCAAATTGATGCCCGCCATGCACGCTTTGCAGCGTCCATGTTCTCTGCCACTGTCAGACCATGGGCCTACATATCGCGCCGCGCGCTCGATACCCCACATCCCACAGACCGCACAGTTCATCTCTGCGCCTTTCTCTCTTGGTATCAGCCCATCACTGACACTCACCCCCACACACTCACTCTCAGGCGCTTAGAGACGCACTGCGGGCCGTTGCTCATGGCTTTGCCCCTGTGCGCTGGACACGTCGTGTCGATTGGGTGTGTGAGAGTCAATCTCAGATGGTTACGGGGGTAGCTTCCCCGCTAGCTTGAATGTCTGACCTATCCATTGCGGGCCGGTCAATCTCCCGCTATCCGCTCACGTAGCGCGCCGATCATCGCAGGATTCACCCCGCTCCGGTACGCACTCACTCCAGGGTTATTCGCTTCACCCCGTGTGGCCTATGTGATGTCCCTAGTTGGTATCCTCATAACCCCATTCTGGGGTCTTACATGAGGACCTAGCACTAGTTCCTAGGTGGTTTGGGTTCGCCCATTCGAGGGGCGTTCCTATCGCTGTACGCATCCCCGGTGTGCTGATCTCCCGTTCCGCATTCTCGCTTGGCGAGTGGTACTAGGGGCGCTTCCCTGTGGGGCGTTCCTTGCGATGACCCAAAGGTGTCACATCCCAACCTGGATTGCAACTCACATGGACACGTCAATACAGACATCACCTCGCGCCAAACCCCTTGATTTCAAAGGAGACGTGCGCGATTACATAAGCCGCGCGTTCAGGCAACATCCAGATGCATGGCATGCGTCACATTCCAACTAGCTAAACAGACCCTGGATGCACAGTCGTCACGGATAAGCAAGAGCCCAAAGGGCATATCTGATGTGGTTAGCGCCACACGCCTACACCCGCTTTAGAGCCCTTCTTGTGTCCTATGTCACACCCATGGAGCGCTTCACCGGCCTAGTAGTCACGCCCCAATGAGACTGATGTCACATCCCAACCTGTGCGTACGACATTAGCGGCTATGCAGACAGCGGTATGACTATGACGTAACGCAACGCTCGGGTCTCGTTACCCACGGAATACAGTTAGTTCATTCATTCCCGAAAGGTATTCAGCACTAGTCCGAATGCCCCCATGGATTCCTGGGTTCATTCACGCCTATTCCATGCACGAACTAACCATAATGCAATGCATGATACATAGACGGGGGTAATACCTGTGCATTCATTCAAAGGACCCACCAGGGGTGCCTTCCTCCGAGCGTGTACGGGTATGAACGAACCACTCCGTCTCGTCAGGCCCCCACCCCGCCGGCCTCACCTATCCCGCTCGGCCGGCCTTCGGGTCGATTAGGGGCACCAAATGGCCCTCTGGAGGTGATCTGGGCCACTCTTTATGGGTTTCGCGTCCCCTCTGGCCCCAGGTGACACCGACATTAATAGTGAGGGGGTTATATACCCCGAACGTTCTGGCCAGGTCTGGCCTCGTTGGTCAGGTTCAAGTCTCGCCACCCTCTCTCGGGGGAGGTTGGGAGCGCCTACATTGAGGCAAGAATGAATGAACTAACCCTGTTACAGATATAGATACAAAAGCCCCCGCCCGAAGCCGGACAGGGGGCTGTGTTCTCACCTAGGGTCTGGGGGGCGATTGCCTGGATTTCGATGCCGTGCGGTGCTTCGAGACTCAGTTTCCAAATCCTTTTGTATGTTTCTCGATGCCGATCGCGTGTCGGGCATCGTCATCGTCAATTTCGAAGGAGACATAGTTTCCCTTTTCCAGCCAGATGCGATCCTCTTCTGTGTCGATGTCCTTCGACGAGAATTTCAGTGGGTCACCGCCATTGGCGTCTTGGATCTCGCCCTGGCCCGTCTTCACATCCCATTCGCTGACAAAACCTTGAGGCAT